TACCGTAGACTTCCTTGTTCGACGGCGACTCCCAATAGCCCATCTCGTTATCGACGCGCGAGATCAGACCGGCCACGCGTGCGGAGCCGCGTTCGAGGGAGTAGGTCGAGGACTTCACGTCCCAGCCGGACACGGTCGGATCGACGATGAACACGCGACGCGTGCCATGATCGTTGCGATACGCGAACGCGGCGGCATCCGTGGTACTCGGACCATCGGCGATGATATGAGCCTTCATGCCATCGGCAAGCTGCTTCATCTCGCCGACAACCGGGTTGGCGGCTGCGCCGATAGCGACAGTCACGGTCGCGCCGGTGCCCGTGCCAGTGATCGTTGCCGTGACAGGCGACACGATACCGTAGCCGAGCGACTGGAACTCAAGACCCGTCACCTTGCCGCCTTCGATGATCACGGTAGCGGTCGGAAGCACAGCGCCAGTGCCGCCGCCGGTGAAGGCAACAGTAGCTTCGGTGTAGCCGGTGCCCTGCGCAGTGACGGTGTGGCCTGCGACGCCGAGCGGGCGCTGGTGCGTGAAGCCCGGTGCGATCAGGATCATCGGCGCAACGCCAGTCTCCGTCTCGGCCGCGCGGAACGCGTGGATGCCAGTGAACGCGCCGGTCTCGGAATCGACGCCGCCGATAACGAGCGAAAGCTGTTCGTTCTCCTGCTCATCGGTTTCGACGCGAACGACAACGATAAGAGCACCGCCCTGATCGAAGATGGCGTCGATGGCCTTGGGCAGCGTACCTTCCTTGCCAATCATAGCCGCCGCCTGACGGCGGTTGACGAGCACGGGAGTATTCAACGGGAACGCCACGTCGTTTGCGTCGGGCGCAGTACCGATCAATCCGATGACGGACGAACGGACGGTCTGGATGGGCCGAGGCCCACGGTCTACGACGACGGTCTCGACGCCGTGAAGGAAATCGGTAAGGGACATTTAAGTTCTCTCAATCCTCAGTGTTTGGATTGAGAGAACCGTAAGTGTAGTAGCGATCCCTGTCGGGACCGTTCCGGTATCTTCTTAGCTGACCAACTGCTTCGCGCGGATCAGGATCGCATCGACCTGCGCAGGCGAAAGCTGCATCACGAAGATGATCTTTTGCGTCAGCGTATCGGTTCGCTTGATCACCGTCGCCAAGTCCCACTCTTCCTGCGTCTCGGCGTCGGCTGCAATGTGCGCCTTCACCTGATCCCAAACGCCCATCTCGACGAAAACACGACGCAGGCCAAGCTTTGAGGCTTCAGTCGGAACGATGACGATGACAGGAGCGGCGGCAAGCGTGTTAGTCACGGGGTCATACATGAGCCCTTCGTAAGTGGCCTGCGGGTCTTCGAGGTCGCCGTCATAAATCTCAATGACGCGACGCCCTTCAGGGAACAGCCGGCTCCCGTCAACGACGGCGATGCGCACGATCCAGTTGCCGTTCTCGTTGAAGCAAACGGCCTTCACGCTTTCATGCGAGAGGTCGCCGACGCGCTGGAAGTCATACCAATCGACGCCGTCGATGTCGCACTTGCAAAACACGATGTTTTGCGGAATGCCGACAGGCCACACTTCGGGAGTGTAGAGCGACCAAGTCCCGTGATCGACGATATTCATCAAGAAGCCCATCCTGCGGTGTACCAACCGCCGTTAATTGCGTACTGGACATATCGGTAGCGGTAGCCACCATTGTCTTCGACACCGAAGCGGCGTCCGGTCATCCACGCATTGCCGATTTCCGTGTAATTGCCGCTGCCATACTCGGTGGCGTCTCCCGCATAGACCCCGCGCACTGCCGTAACGAACGAGCCGTAAGCGGTGCTCGACGGCATGTATCCGCCAAGGTCGGTCGTATCGGCGTATCGAGCGCCGCGCATACTGAAAATCCATGCGCTTGATTGGAAGTAGGTTCCATCGAAACCGAAAGACGCACCCGGCTGGCCGAAGTAGAGATAGCCCACGGTGCCACCGGATCGCGTGATGCGGGTATCGCCGCCAATCGCCATACCGGCAGACGTATTAATGACGCCCGTCGCTCGATTGATGGCGAATGCCGTGTCGATAAGCGTTCCGTCGTCCGCATAGCGAAGAACACTCATGCTCGATCCGGCGTTAGCGCCACCTTCAGCGACGCCGTTACCAAGCTGAATGACCCAACGATCCTTACCGGCGATCTTGCCGCGAATGTTGAGGGCGTTGCCTGCAACCTTGTTGAGCGATACATCGCCCGTGATCGTACCGCCAGCCTTGTCGAACTTGGCTGCGAGCGTATTCGCGAAGCCGCCAAGCTGCGTGTTGATTGATGCGGTCAGGTCTTCGAGCGCCTGATCGATCTCATCGTCTGCCGCAGCGAGTTCTTCCGCGACGTGGTTCTGCAACGCCGTGAGGGCATCCTGTGCGGCTTGCAGAGCCGACGTGATCATATCCTTCGTGCGCTTGATGGTCGGCACTGCGTTCGTTGCCGACGCGGCAGTGGCCTCGTCGGCCGTCGCCAGACGCACGCGACCACTCACGTCCTCGGTCGCGGGGGGAGTTTCCTTCGCGTCGAGTACGGTCAAAGCCGCGTCGATTTCAATGATTGCTTCGCGGACACGCCCCGCATCCTCACGGGCGATATTGTCAGGATGCGGGAGCGGGAGGCCGCGCAGAGTGGTATCGTTCGGCATGGTCTATTAACCCGTGGTGGACTTGACTGCGAAGGCGCGGATGTTGCGGACGTTCGACCGAGCGGAGGGACCGCCGGTATGCTTGATGGACACCCGCGTCACAGGGAGGTTGACGTGGTCGAGCATATACTGCCGCTCTTCCCATCCGTCGCCGAGCGGCGTGGACTTTTCGAGCGTCAGCGCATTGACCGAAGACCAAACCGGGAGGCCCGCATTTTCGCCGATCTGCACCTTGGCTTCGAACGTCGAGGTCGAGGGCAGATACACGTCGCAGATCAGCCGGACCTTCGAGTCAGTTCCAGCCTCGAAGGCGCGCGAGAAGTAGTCGCTGTTCGATTGGATCGAACCGGCGACGACCTGCAAGTAGGGCAGCATGAGCGGGGACAGGACAGTGGTACCCGTGAGACGGATACGCACCTTCAGCGTGCCGGTGATGGCAATCGGAAGCTGAATGTTCACCGCAGGCGCGGTGATGTACTTGGTGCCGTTCGGAGCCTCGAACTCGACTTCGATGGCAGTACCTTCCGGGCGCTCCGAAACGATCAGCGGCAGCAAGTCAGAGCAGTTCACCACATCGATCGTGCCAACTTCGATGGTGCGCGTCGGCGTGTACTTTGCGCAGCGAAGTCGGAACGTCATCGAGCGACCCGGCTTTGCCAGCCAAGTGCGCGCGTCCGAGCCGTCGAGGAACGTGCCTGCCGAGAAGGCGTTGCTCGTCACCCAACCGTTGATCTGGTCGAAGCCGCCGAGATCGGCGATGGCGATGGAGTGATTTACGTCTTCCGTCAGGAGCGTGGCGGAATAGTTGCGATCATCCCGCAACGTGACCGGGATATCGAACGGCGCAAAGGTCCAGTCGGACTCGGGACGCGGCTGCGCAGACAACGGATTGACTTCAGTGACGGCGCTCATGTCGAGCACGCGTTCTGCAACGACGCGCTCGGTCGGAACTCCATTCTCGACTTCGCGGAGTTGCACGCGGGTCGGCTTAGTGCGGTCGCCAATCTTGGTGAACTTAACGTCCACGCCGAGAGCCTGACGCGGCTCGGGCAGACGATAGGTCTGCGCAACAGGGTCCGACTCGTACCAGTAGGTCGTGACAACGGTACGCTCGTTCATGACCGTCGTCGTCCAGCCGTATGCGGTGTAAAGCGCATTTGCCTTGGAGCCGCCAACGCCCTCGAAGGCGACGTGCTTGACGCCGACCGGGACGTTTGCGGGGATCTGGAACGAGGAAGTGAGCGTGCCGTTAGCATCGGCGCGGATAACACCGGCCGGGGTCACGTCGATGTCGTCGAACTTCACGGTCTTCAGGACTTCGTTGTAGCCCCACTTATGGACGGTGAAGCTGACCGAACGCGTGCGGATAAACTCCTTCGCTACGGTGCTCGAAGCGATCACGCGGTCATAGGTCTCCTGATTGCTTCCAATCAACTGACCGAAGACGTGCGTGCCGAAAAATTGCTGCACCACGCGCGACGTGTTGATCGAGGTCCATACATCCTGCGTTTCGGTCCACAGATCGACCGGCGGGGTGAGCGTGACATCGGTCGCAGGCGGCCCGAAGACGGCATAGGGATTGATCTTCGTCTCGCCCGTGATCTGCTTTTGCTCGAAGACGTTCTCGGCCGTGTATTCGAGCGACGTAGCCGGCAGCGCCAACGTGTAGACGGTCGGAATGATCGGAAGCCAGAGCTTGCCGCTGAAGATCGCGCCGGTCTGAGTGAGCCCCTGATCGCGCATGTCGTCGTCGAGCAACGGATCGACGAACACGCCGCGCTTGGACGAAACATCCTTGCGGTCAACGTCGCGCTGAAGGCGATCTTCGGCAACCAGGGCGAAGAGGTCGGTGACCATCGCTTCGAGGCTGCGCAGATCAGCCATCGGCATACGAACAGTCGCAACCTGCCGAACGGTCGGAACAAGACCCCAATTGTTGTAGACATCAGCCAGCTTGTGCAGCGTGGACGGCACGACAACGGCCTGCGGAGCGTACAGGGACGAGATGCCCTTCAGATAGGAGATCGCACCCAACTGATCGACCACAACGGCGTCATAGCGCGGCAGCTTCACAACGTACTTCACGAAAACGTTCGTGTCGTCCGCCGCGCCCGTGATCTGGAAAGTATCGCGCTGCACATTCGTCGGCACGGCGTTAGTCAGATAGCGGTACGTTACCTGATACGTCGAGCCCGGTGCCATTTCGTTGCCGGTCGGAGACCAATCGACGGTTGCGCCAGACAGCTTGTAGTCAGCAGTCGGCGTGTAAACCGTCGCACCCTGCTTAACCTCGCGGATGGACAGGACAGACGGATCGGGCAGCGCATCGGCCACGCCGGTATAGGTGCCGTGCGTCAGGGTGACGGTCTTCTCAGCGATGATCGTGACTTCGGTGATGGAGGAAATCGGGCCGAAGTTGGTCTTGATCGTCTGCAAACCGGAGTTAACTGCATGCGGCTCGTCATCGATCAGCATAAGTTCCGGCTCTTCTTCAACGCGGATACGCGCCGAAGCAGGCCGGGTTCGCTTGTAGCCGTAGACGTTGATCGTTCCTTCCGAGACGGTGAACACCTGCTTGTTGGAGTCATCCAAACCAAGGGCCTGCACCTTGAAGCCCTCTACGACGTAGCCGCCGTGCGCTTCGCGGTCATACTTGGCAAGCAGATGTCCCCACGCGTCATCCATGCCGGGGTCGGTCGGCGTGTCGATAGTGCCGTCCTTGACGGTATAGATCGGGAAGAAGTCGCCTTCCTCGCCGTCGCCGTCAAAGCCCCAGCGCATACGCATGGCGAGAGCCGACGCGCCGACTTCACCCTGCGCACGCGTGCCGGGAGCCTTGCCCTTCAAATCCGGGTCTTCGTCGGAGGTGACAGTCCACGTCTTCAGGCGCACGCCGATGACGACGGTGCCAACTGCCGAGATGACGATGTTCCGAGCGGGCACGTCATGGTTGACGCCGCGAGCATAAACCTTGGCGAACGCAAGCTGCGCCTCGACAGTGGCGTTGATGATCGGCCCAAGGACAATCGCGCCGCCGCTCGTGAGCGCACCGTCTCGCCAGAACACGTCGGCGATCTGCTTGAGCCGATCACCGTCGATGTCCTGCACGGTGTTCATCTCGTCACTGGTCAGGAATCGATCCGAGTGGAAGGCGAGACGCTGATACCCCTTCTCGCGATTGAAGGAGTTCAGATAGTTGGGAAGGGAGTCGCGAGCGTCGGACATTAGGTCACCAAAACGTAAGAGAAGCCCTGCCGAGAACTCGGAGATCGAGTGATGCCGGCGAAGCGATCAAGCAGAAGCAAGTATCCCGGTTCGCCGACCTCTTCGGGAGTCAAGTACAGTTGCCCTTCAGGCACATTGTCGGCGCGGACGCTATCGACGAAGATGCCGACTTCTCGAATGGTCTCAGTCGGCGCTTCAAGGAAGTCGAACTGCACGGCGACGTAGAGATAGCGCGTAGCTACAGGCGAGATCGACCAACGCTGGCCGCCGGGCGTGTAAAGGTTTCCGTTCGGATCGGCCTTAACGAACTCGACGGCGTTTGCTACGCGGCGACCGATCTCACTGACAAGCGAGCGATCATCGGCTTGCAGTTGCGGCCACCCATAGGTGGCTTGCGTCTGTACGGTCGCGCCCGGCGCAATGGCACCGCCGTTCACGCGAGTCACGACGCCCCTGACCGTGTCGAACGTGTAGTCAGCCGGCGCGTCGAAAGTCTGCGCGTCACTGACACTCTTCACGATCAGGGTTTCCACCGGAGCATGATCGAGCGTGAAGCGTTCCGGCGAGCCAGAGAACGTCTTGTTCTGCACGTCGGTCTGCCCCCACCAAGAGGCTCCCCGACCCCACGCAAAGAACATGGGACGAGACTTGAGCGCAGCGGCGAGACCTTCGCGCCCGCTGTTAACCAGAAGTGCCATCAGGGCCTCCATAAATGGTGAAAGTTTCAAAGTTGAGATAAGGGACATTCGGATGCGGCGCGTTGGGCCACGGCATCAGCACGTCCTTTGCGAAGCCGAGTTGTTCGCCTGACAGCGATGCTTGGATCGAAACCACAGCGGGCTCCAAAACCTCGCCGTCGAGCTTCGAGCGATCCAGGACAAAGCCTTCCTCGAAGCGAGCGACGCCCGAGTGCATTCCGATCCAGCCGCCTTCGACGGTCGCTCCAAACCCGATCACCTCGCCGTGCTGACGACCGAACGAAAGCTTCGGCTCGATGCCGGGCAGGTAGACGCCGGACCAATCGTCGAGCAGCGCGCCGTCGAGGCGCATCATGTCGAGGCGCATCGGTCGGATGTCATAGCCGCCATAAATGCGCCCCAGCTTGCTCGTTGCGCGCTTGGACAGGTTCGCAAGGCCGATGAGGTTGATCAGGGTCTCTTGGTCAGGCTCTTCCGTGAGGCCGATCTGAAACAGTGCCCAGCGGACATCGCCACGGTCGCCGCGCTCATAGGAGCCGTCGAGACCAAGCCAGTCCAAGATGATTTCATAGGCTTCCACGCGGCCACGGACGGTCTGCCAGTGCTTCCCCTCCTTGTAGAGGCGCTGATGGTCGGCCACGAACGCAGCCGCGTCCTCAAGCCCCCAATGGCGCAGGAGCCACGGCAGGACGTTGGTCGGAATCTCGTCGAGGTAGCGCACGTCGATGATCGACTGCACAAGCTCCTTGTGGCGCGAGCGCGAGTCGATGACCTCGACTGCGGCCCGCTGGCGCGGCGTCTGATTGCGCGGAACGATATCGATGAGGTCGGTCATCAGTATGCCCGCCCCTTGCGATTGATCTGGACGGTGCCGAGCGCCACGGCCTCATTCGGCTCGACGACCTCGTTGTCGTCGGCGGCCGGCGAGAGCATCTTGACCCGGCGAACGCCAGACGTGCGCAGGGCGGCGATTACGAAGTCACCATTGAAGTCCCAGCCGAGCCGGCGAGCAGCCGCGAACTCGGTCTTCAGCCGATCTTCGGCCTTCTGGTATTCATCGTCGGAGGCTTCGGGCAAAAGCCACATATCGGCCTCGACGTTTACAACGCGGATCACGGCGCGCACAACGATGACGTGGTCGTTGTCGCCAAGGATGTTCGGCAGGTTGAGCTTGGCCGCGACGATTGAGAGCAGTTCGTCGCTCGCGACGCCGCCGGCTTCAGTTGAAAGGACGGAGACGAGGACGCCGCCCTTGGCATCGCCGACAACGCCAACGTCGGCCACGCGCTTATCGGCGCGGAACGCCCATCGCTTGTACCAATTGTCGGTGAAGCCGCCTTGACCCTTCTTCGTCTCACGAAGAACGCGGCGAAGGTCTTCGAGCGTCTGGCCTTCAGCCAAAGGCAGGTCCCAATCGGATGCGAGCGCGAGAAGGTCCGCGCCCTGCGCGAAGTCGGTCAGGGATGCGCGAAACGTGTCGTTGAGCGATGCGACATAGAGCAGATCGCCATAGGCAGCGTGACGGCACACGTTGTTGAACGGGTCCGACCGCAGCATCCAAGTGTCCCAATCGAGACCGGACGTTTGGAGAACGCCACGCATCTGCGCGATGCGACTGTCGAACAGGGCTTGGAACTCGGGCTCGCGCTCGATGACGGGCAACGGCAGATTGGGGAGAGGGGCGTCCATCAGACATAACTCCCGATGACGAGATTGTTGGAGAGGACAACCCGGCCGCGCGCATCGCGCGCTTCGGAGTAGTCGCCGAGATGGCCGCGCGGGTAGTAGACGCCCTCGATATCGAAGGACGCGTTGCCTTCATCGGTCATGTCGGCAAGGATCATCTGAATGATGCGAAAGCGCGGCTCTTCCGCCATCAGCGACTCAGGGCTGATGCGGTTGATGGCTTCCGGCACGGCGGCGTAGAACTCGATTACCGTGACCTGGCTCACAGAGCGGTCAACAAGGCGTGGCAGCTTTGAGCCGAAATCGCGCGCCTCAACGAGCGCGGCGACTGCCGTGCTCATGATGACGGCAATCGACTGCCAGACATCGTCGATGCCTTCCAGAGCTTCGCCAGTGTTGACGTTGAAAGTAGCCATAGAGCGCACCGTGCCGCAGTGGACGATGTCGCTACAGACTGTTCGGATCGCCTTAGATGCTACTTCTTCGAGAAGGTGTTCTTCGTCGGGATGTCGCCAACGAGCGCAACCTTCTCGCTGGGCGCTTCGCCTGCGTTATCGAGACCAGTGTAGGTCTTGCCGATAAGCTTGACGTTGTCCGAACCGGAGTGGTGCGATTCCTTGGCCTTCGACTCGAACTTCTCGCTCGCCTCGACGACGACGTTCTTCGCCTTCAGGGTGATCGTGCCGTCCTTCATAACGATTGAGCAGCCAGAACCTTCGAGCGTGATCGAGCCCTTGTCGTCGATGCCCTTGATCTTCCAATCGCCGGTCTCGCGGTCGTAGCTGATCTCGCCGAGAATCTTACTCTCTTCGCTGCTCTGATCGCCTTGGTTGCCGCCTTCGCCGCCTTGGTTGTTCTTATCCTTCGGCTTCTGGAAAATCTTGCGCCAGACGCCAGCCTTGTCGGTCGTCTCCTTCTCGTCTTCCTCTTCGGTGTACTGACCGGCCGGCATGACGAGCGCGGTCGAAAGCTCGCCGCCCTCCGCGAGCAGCGCGACCTTTTCCCCGACCTCAAGAAAATGGGTATCGCGGTCGCCCTTAGCGCGTCCGCCAGTTGCAGGAAGCCAATCGGTCAGGATGTAGTTGTCTTCATCGTTCTTGTCGCCAATACCAACGCGGTATGAAGGGGGCTTGCGCTTGTAATCGACTTCCTCGATACGGCCGAACTTGACCACGTCCTGCGCACGACGATCGATGTCCGACGCTTCCGGGTCGGAAACGCCGCCAGTGCTCGCAGGATCGCGCAGAAACTTGACCATCTACTTGCCGTCCAAGAAGTCTTGCAACGCGTCAGGGTTGTTCGCAGAGGCGCGGGGACGCCAATCGGTGCGATAGGTGATCTTCCAAGTCAGCCCGATAGCGCCAATGGGCCGCTTGACCTGCTCGGTGATCACGTCGATGTCGGATTCGATCAAGCGGATGCGCGCCGACTCAAAGCCGGGAATGATAAAGTCTTGGACCGCCGCTTCCATCTCTTCCGCGAAGTCGTCGAGATCGTCATCGACCGTCAACTCCTTTGCGAGCAGCATGCCCTCAGTGACCATGAGAAGGTCGCGCTCGACAGAAGTCGCATCGCCCTCAACACCATAGTCATCTTCCTTGTCGGTCTTCTCCATGCGCGCATAGACGAGGATAGCCGGGCCATCCTCATGCAACTCTTCTTCATGGATCGGCTGAAGCCGGCTGGCGTGGACACGATCAGCCGCACGCGTTCGAAACGCACCCCCGGCCAGCGCAGTTGCCAGCCGGTTCTTGAATGCGGTGCGGATGCGCTTGCGCGGATGGGCCATGTCAGTCGTTCGCCATAAGCAGCAGCAAGGTCATTCCCGTGCCGTCCTGCCGCTTGTCCTCAATTCGATATGACTGATCTTTGATGATCAGGGTCTCGTTCCTGCGTCCGCCTTTGAAGAGGTCCATCGTGCGGCACTGGAACGTCGGCGCTGAAGACGTGACGCTTGCGCCCATCTGTTGCTGATACTGCGTGCCCGTCCACCGGCTCGGATTCCAGTTTGACCCCTTGTCATCAAATTGACCGGGGATATCCTTCGGCTCCGAGCCGGCGTCACGGGACTGATACTTAGCAACAACCCCGAACTCGTCGGGGTTGAGGAAGATCAGCAGGTCTTCATCGGTCTCAACAGGCATTAGAGCCCGCTTTCGACCAGAGCCAGGGCGGCGTCGATATCGGCATCGGTGATGTCGAAACCAACGATGTCCTCAATCGGCTTTTGCTTCGGCTTGCCTTCGCGCTTGCCGGACTTCCAGAAGTCACCCGGTTCAAGCAGGTCGAGCGCAGCCTTGATCGTCGCGATGCGGTCGCTCGTATCCCCCGTCTGTGCGCTGGCGGGAGGAACCACGACAGACGGGGGTACGTCACTGGCAGAATCGCCAGTGGACTCGAAGCCGGGCAGGGCATCGCCCGGCAATTCATCGGTCGCCACGAAGGCGACCGACGTGAGAGCGAAAGCAGCGCGAGCCTTGACCTGATCGGCTTCGATCTTCACGCGCGTCGGGCCAAGGGCCGTTGCTTCGTGATCGTCGAAGTCGTGCAGCGAACCCGGCGGGTGATAGACCCCGCCGCGCTTGATGGTAACAAGGCCGCGATAGATGCTCATTAGAGCACCTTCGCGCCGAGCGTGCCGTTCGCACGGTACGGTGCAATCAGCGGAGCCGACTGACCGAGGATGTAGCGAACGCTCGGGTCCTTCTCTTCCCACGACTTCACGAAGAACTCGCGCGGCTGGATGCCGGCTTCGAGGTCCTGAATCGCGCCGAAGTGACGGACGCCCTCGATCTGACGGGACGCCATGATGATCTCGCCGTCCGGCAAGAACTTCTTCACGGTCTTCGTCACCGGGTCCGTGTACTTGTCCGAGTGAACCCACAGACGATAGTCACCGAACACAGCGACCAGCTTCACACCTTCGGTGAAAAGCTGCGGGCCAAGCGCGGCACGAGCCTGATTCAGGCCAGTCGTGGTCGTGTCAAGCTGCATGCGCATCGCGCGTGCAACCGGATCGGTCTCGGGGCCAGAAGCCTTGGCGCGGACGACCTTCCAGACGTCGAGCGCCATGTACACGTCGCGGACGACGAGCGAGGAGTCGTCGAACACATCCTGACCCCACTGCTCGATGTCATCGAGCGGATTGACGCCATCGGCCGACCACTTGTCAGTGCCAGTCAGGACAATCGTCGCCTCGGGGTTGCGCCCGAAGTCCACTTCCTGCGTCTCGTAGTCCTCGCCTTCGAGAACGATCTTGCCGGTGCGGAGGACTTCCACCGACATCACTTCGAGACGGCGAATCCACATTTCCAACTGCTCATTGAGCGAGAAGGCGACGGACGCAGCGAGGCGCTGTGCCGGGGTCAGGGAGCCGCCGATCTTCTCGCCTGCGCGGCGCTTGAAGTTTGCGCCCGGCTTGAAGACGCGCTTGTCCTTCACATAGGCCGGCGCGAGCGACTTGGTCTCGTAGCCAGCTTCCTTCACAACCTTGCCGGCCACGATGGGCGAGACGAGGGGGGTGATCAGGCGGCGACCCTTGACCTTGTCGAACTTCACGTCTTCCGTGTCGGAGGTCTCGACGGTCGTGAAGAAGGTGTTCAGGAAGTATGCCGGGTTGAGCGGCAGTTCTTCGATCACCTTGTTGAGTGCGGTAGTGCTATAGAGGTCCATCTTACTGCTTTCGTGATGATGTGCGGGAGCCGATTAGCCCTGCGTGGTTTCGAGCCAGATCGACTTGGTGCGGAACACCTGATCCACCGATCCGAGGGTATGTCCGGCACCGAGCTTGAGAGCGCCCTGATCGAACACGCCTGCGACGTAGACGACTGCTTCCACGTCCGCGTCAGTCGCATCGACAGGGGCGGACAGGATCGCGTCGGGCACCTGCGATCCATCGGTCGCGGCCTTGATCGACTTCAGGTACTTGGAGTCGGCGGTGACGAGACCGAGCACGGTCGCCTCGTCCAACTTTCCGGCGCCGGCCTTGATCACGACCTTGCGGGCGCGGTGAAAGCCGATCACCCAATTATTCGGGACGAAAGTCCCCTCGTCTGCAAACTTAGCCGTCACTTCATGGCTCCTTGTTAGGCCGTCGCGAGCTTGAACGCGCTCAGCATTGCGTTGACTGCGGCGTCGTCGCCGGTTGCCTGTTCCTGTCCGGTGACGGGAGTCACTTCGGCGTTCGCCTGAGTGTCTTCCGCAACGTCAGCAGCAGCCTTGGTGCGCTTGGCCTGTTCAGTTGCTACGATCATTGCCGAGAACTCGGCGGACGAAGAGCCCGTTTCGATAGCCTTGGAAGCGGCGTCTTCGTAACCGGGCAGGATCATGCTCATGATCGTGGTGACGCGCTTACGCTCGGCCGCAGTCGCAGCAGCAGTCGCTTCAGCGGTGTCGGCGGTCGTGGTCACAGTGACCGGGGCGGTCGCAGTGATAGCAGCGGCAGCAGCGGCTTCCGCAGCCAGTTCGGCATCGGTCTTCATATTTTCGTTCTCCATGTGGCCGGTAGCGGCCTGATTGCTCCCGAAGGTTGCCTTCGGGCTTTCACCGCGAGCGAGACTCGCGAGAACCTGTTCAAAGGTGCTGACGCCATCGGCGAGGCCGGCTTCAACCGCAGCCTTGCCAACGAGGGAATCGCCCTTTCCGAAATGCTCAAGCGCATGCTCGACGCTGACGCCGCGATAGTTCGCGACGGTTTCGACGAACACAGCGGCCATTGCGTCAACGCGCGCCTGCACGCGGTCGCGTCCGTCCTGCGTGTTCATGTCGAGGCGCTTGTACGGCGACTGCGACGACACGAACTCGATGGTCTTGATGCCGCGCGCCTTGTCCTGTGCGGACGTGTCACGGAAGCTGGACACGACGCCCATCGATCCGACGCCGGCAGTCGGGCCGACATGGAACTCGTCACCTGCAACGGCCAGCCAGAGCGCAGCGGACGCCACCTGATCGCCGCCGTAGGTGACGATGCGCTTGGTGCCCTTGAACGAGTGGATCGCGCTGGCAAGCTCCGCAACGCCGGCAGCTTCACCGCCGGGCGAGTGGATGTTGAGAAGGATGGCGTGAACCGACGCGTTATCCATCGCGGCCTGAAGGTCGCGGCGCACGGTCTCGTATGCGGTCGCGCCGCAGAAAGTGGTCATCAGGTTGGCGCGCTTGAACAGCGGGCCAGCCACGTCGATGATTGCCACGCCATCGCGCACGGTCGCGCGCTCGGCACGTTCCAACTGTTGCGCGCGATATGCTTCGAGCATCGACGGCGCGATCTCATGCTCGCGGCCGGCGACCTCCATCATGGCAGTCAGGGCCGCGTCATCCATCGCCCAATCGAGCGTGACAGCCGCGTCGAAGATCAGCGGGTTACGGATAGTCATCAGTCTTCTTCCTCGTTGTGCGCCCGCTGGGGCTTCGCGTCGCCCGGTCCACCGGGCTCCTTCTCGGCCGGGACCTGCGCGGACTGGCCTTCGGGAGCCAGGACTTCCGGCTCAAGCTTCGCGGCTGCACGCGCCTTGTGCTCGCGTGCGCGCTGTGCCGTGGTTTCCTCGAAGTCGTCGCCACCACGTTCAATGATGACCTGCTCGATGGTGCGAGCGCCGAGATCGACTGCGGCGGCTTCCGCCTTCCATTCCTTGAGCGGGTCGAGAATGATGCGGGCCGGGCCGATCCATTGCGTTCCCAGCCAAGCAGCGCGCTTGACGGCATCGCTGTAGAAGCCATCGGCAACAACGAGTCCTTGCTGGATGGCGTGCGACAGCCACCACTCGTAGACCGGCTGGCAGAACGTGCGGACCAGCCAAGTGCGGCGATCCTTGAAGAACTGAGCAGCCATCTCCAATGCCGCACGCGACGCGCTGTAGCTCGCCGTGAAGTGCAGCATGAGCAGTTCAAACGGGATTTGCAGCGCGACGCCGATCTGCCGCACGACTGACGTGAAGAAGGGATCGAAGTTGGACGTGTTCGCCGGCTGCGCGGTCTCGATGCTTTCGTTCTGGCCGATGTCAACGATGGTGCCAGAGCCCATCGCGATATCGTTCTGGCCCCAGCCGGGGTACGCACCCTGCGGCATGGCGCTGGCAAGACCGTCGTCGCCCTCCGTCTTCAAGAAGACGGTGAAGAACGACGACACGACGGCCTTCATCAACTCGGCTTCGCTGTAGCGGTCGAGTTGCTTCAGGATTTCGATGACGGGTGCGAGCGCGGGGATGCCACGGCTTTGACCGGGACGCATGCGCTCGAAGATGTGCAGCACCATCTGCTCGCCCGACTTCTTGCCGAACGCAGGGATTTCACGAAAGCCACCTTGAACGGGCGTCACGGAGTCGCCGGGATGGTCATTGAGAACGAAGTAGCTGACAGCAGCGCCGTCGTCGTCGATCTTGACGCCGTCGCGCATATACCAGTCGTTCATCAATTCTTGCGGCGTGGTAACGCGGTCTGCCTCGATCACGGCAAGCGCGAGTGGCACGATGGCGTTCTTGGACTTCGGTTGGCGACGCAGGACAAACGTGTCGCCGGACTCGAAGACGGCATTGAATACGAGACCCTGAAGCTCGTAGAAATTCTGCGTCAGGGTGATGTCGCAAAGCTTCGAGTTGGCCCAAAGGTTGAACAGGGTCTCGGTGCGGCGCTCCCAAGTTTCAGTGGCCTCTTCGGAGAGGCCGATCAACTTCGGGTCAAGCTGCGCGCGGACACGCAGGCCGGGGCCAACGATGTTGCTCTTCGAGGTCTGGCGTGCGCCGACTGCGATGGGATTGTTGCGGCCGAGATCGCGAGCACGCGCACGCAATGCAGGAAGATCGCCGAGCGAGTCGCTATCGGCCGATCCGGCGTAGGTCTTCCACGACTTCAGCGCAGCACGATTGGATTTTGCGCCGGAATACTGACCCACGAGGTTGAGTGAAAGGCGCGCTTGATAGCGTCGCGTCGCATACGTTGGTGCGACGCTCGCCAAGAAGCGATCCATCATTGACGGGGCGAGGGGCTTCATCACAGCGGGATCACCCGCTGAATGCGCACACCACCGGCCTTAGCGCGCGAGACCTTCGTCTCAAGGCGCTTGGCACGCGCGTCCATATCCTTCAGGTCGCCGCGCCAAAGCTCGCGTTCGCCATTGGTATAACGCTGACCGCTCGTCTCGACCTTGTGGATCGCTTCGAGGGTGGTTGCGAGTTGTTCTTCGACGCTCTGTGCCATGTCCCGAAGCTAAGGGACGTGGCTCACACGCGAGAGATCGTTCCGGTATCCTCTATCGCGCCTTCGGCGAGAAGATCACCACGTCGTCGGGCGGCACGGAGCCGGCGAGATAGATGCGGACGAGCAGTTCAATCGTGCCAGTGACGGCCGACTTGCCCTTCTCCATATTGTAGACGTGGTCGGTGCCGTGCTTCTCAGACAGGCCAAGGGCGCGCGCCATCTCTTGAGCGGTCAGCATTCCGCCGCCCGCCTTCCACATCCGGCCGAGTTCAATACGGGCTGCTTTGATGTCGTCACCTGTCATCATGCTCTTCATAGCCGCCGATCCGTTAAGATTCAACGCCGCGCGACCGGACGCGACGCCGGCCGGGCACCGAGGGCGCCGGGACGTTGTCGTGAACGCTCGGGGCCGGGCTGTAGACGGTCGATTGCGGAGCACGGTTGAGCAGCGCGCCGGCTGCTTGTCGCAGCGCCGCGAGCCGGCGTTCCATGTTGATCCCGAGCGAGAGACGCGCCGCGATGTTATAGACACGCACGTCGAGCGGTTCGTTGCGGACGTGGACCTTGTGCCATTCCTTGACGACGAAGCCCTTCTTGTCGGTCTTCAGGATCGCCTTTTCGGCGGTCAGGCCCTCGAAGTGCTTCTTCCCATAATTCTCTTCGAAGAGCGGGAAGTGGCAGTAGCCGGGGCCGGGTTCCTTCACGCCAAGGCGCTTGTAGTGGATGTCCTTTCCTTGATCGACACCGAGCACAAAGACCGTCACGTTCTTCTTCTTGTTGTCGGTGCCCTTCACCGGCCACAGCGGACGGCCGGGGCCAGCCATGCCCTTGATCGCGTAGACCTTGCGGCCCTGACGCGGACGGACGAAGTCATAGACTTGCTGCGTGTGATGACCACCGGAGTCGATGCACGCCGCCTCGACGCGCATCATGATCCCTGCCGGGTGCTTGAACGTGCGCAAGAGCGCATCATCCATGACCTCATAAAAGCCGGGAGAGGTCGGGTCGCCATAGTGGACCTTGTAATCGAGCGACCAAGACTCATCGTCGGCTCCCCATCCGAGCCATTCGACTTCGAAGCGGTCATCCTGCATATCGATTGCCGCAGTGACGCAGCCGACTTGGCTCGGCAGTTCAACGTTCGCGTCATACTCTTCGCGACGCCCATAGATGGAGTCCGGGTTGGCACGTTCGCCGCGCTCTTCCCAAGTCTCCGCGAGGCGCGTGTTCACCCACGTCTTCAGACGCTCGGGGAACTTCCGCACAAGCTCGAAGTCGCGTGCCATCTCGCCAAGCGCGCGCCAGGGCGAAGCGATACGGTTGAGATGGAAGCCGGCGTGGCCCTTGATTTCGGGGCGCGTGGCGATCCATACGCCGCCTTGGATGGCCTGAAGGCGTTCGGCCTCGCTCCATCCGTAGTCGCAGACTTCGCCGGTCTCGCTATCGCTGTACTCGCAATGATACTTCGCATCGAGCGGAGCCCCTTCCGGCCACCGTACTTGCTTCCACCGCAGATGTTGCAGATGACCGCACTTCGGGCAGTTGACGAAGAAGCGGCGCTGATCGCTTTCCTCATAGGATGCCTCGATACGCGACGCGCCCTTGATAGTAGGCGTCGAGACGAGCGCGATCTTACGGTTCCAGAACGTCGTCGTTCGCTCGATAGCAAGCGAGACCGGGTCGCCTTCCTTGCCGGCGCTCGCCTCATATCGATCGACTTCGTCGCAAAGCAGGATGCGGATCGGACGTGATGCCAGCGACGCAGGCGAGTTCGCGCCCGCCATCGTGATATGACCGCCGGGATACTTCTTATGGAGGATCGTGTCTTCGGAATCGCGCGCATTGATGCCGATCTTCACCGACAGTTGCGGCGTGTCACGGATCATCGGGGCGAGACGATCCTTCGAGTAGGCTTCGGCCATCTGCAACGTGGGTTGCAGGATGAGCATCGGGCAGGGGTCGAGATGAACGTGGAAGCCGGTGACGTTGTTGATAACTTCCGTCTTCACCGTCTGCGCGGCGACCATCGCCGTGATGATCTCGATGTCAGGATCGGCGAAGGCATCCATGATGCCGCGCGAGGGCTCAACGCGCGCCGTAGACCACTTGCCGGGCTCGCTGGACGCTTCTGCCGAGAGGATGCGGTATTCGTCGGCCCATTCGGAAACGGTCAGCTTCGGCGGCGGGCTGAAGCTTTGGGCAATGATCTCCTGTACCTGCGCACGAAGAGCGGCTTCGTGTTGCGGGTCGGTGTAGTATTCGTCGAGGACGGCGATATCCATCGCTAAATGCCGTCCCTCCGACGAAACTCGGAGCACCGCTGACGTGCCTCAGTAGCGTCGCCCGAGTGCTTAGACTCGGTGCGACCACAAACGCCGTCATACTGTGACTTCTTGATCCAGCCGGTGCAGGACTCGCAGCAGTTGGGAGGCCAGCGCATCCACGACGGCACGCGCATGACGCTCACAGCGCCTTCTTCAAACTCTTCGTCAGCCATTTTCTTCGCTAGTCACGTTCGGTGCCGGCTCTTCCGCCGACAGCTTGATTTCGATGAGGGCTTCGCGGACCAGCCGCTCGATCTCGCTCACGACCTTCTTGGTCTTCTCGGGCTCGCCGACATGAAGATGGATGATCGGTCGCGACTTCGTGGGGATGGCGAGCAGGCGTGCGCGTGCATTCGCAATTTCGTTCGACAAGACCTTGGCGATCATGTCGCGCGGCGCGACCAACCCCATCTTCAGAGCAAGATCGAGTTCGGCCGTCTTCGCTTTCGCGACTTCGTGGCGAAGCCGCGCTTGATCGATGTTAATCGGCTCGCCGTCTTCACCGATCTGCGAAGCGGTTTTCTTCTTGCGCTCTTCACGCTCGCGCGTGAGCAGCCACTTCAGGCACTTCTCGGTGTCATACTCAAACTGCTTGCCGCGACTTCCGACCGTTTCGGCGGGCATGCCGTCTTCGGTCCATGCGGAAATCGTCGGCAGAGAATAGCCGAACAACTCCGCAAGCTCTTGGCGGTTGACGATCTTGCCCATTAGGGCCGGACCTTGAACGTGTCGGGGATCGCGCCGTACAGTTCGGTGCTGTTCGGCATGACAATGCGAGTGCCGTCCAAAGCGAGCGGAATGATCCAGCGCAGATCAGGCACGATGTCGCTTCGACGCCCGATGTTTCGCGCATCAAGGATGCAGATCGACTCGCCGGCATCGTTGCGGTTCGGGAAGACCGGCAATTCATCCACGCGCGCCATGAAGAAGTGCGTTCGCCACCCCTCGCCGTCTTCGCCCTGCGTCGAGACGACGTGAATCCATTCGCGATGATCGTTTCCGGTCTCTTCGCGCCACTCGCGGCGCATGGCGAACAGCGGCGTCTCTTCGCCGGGCTCGATCTTGCCGCCGATGCCGTTAAAGAGCCCCGCCAAGAACATCGGCTTGAGCTTGAGGACCAACGGAACAAGATCGTGGCGGCAGAACATGAAGCCTGCGACGTATTCCTGCATCACAGCACATCCATCCGACCTTCGCGGTCGATCATGTGCGCAACGAGTTCGTCGATCTGGCGCTCGGTCGCCGCGATCTCGCCTTCACGGTTGATGATCTGCCAAGACGAGAAGACCTTGGCCTGTTCGCGCTCGGTGCGATGCTCAAGCTTGGGCTTAGAGCCAGGTCGAAGGATCTCCGCAACGATCCCTCCCATGCGATCGATGGCTTCGCCTTCGTTCGGATGCCGGCAGTCCTCGAAAACCACACGCTCGGGCTTGTGGACGAACAGCTTGTCGGTCTCGACCCCGATCCAGAAGTCCTTGCCCATCCAGTCACGGCCATAATGACCGCCAAGACCTTCCATCGCGTGCCGGGGGGACTTGCCGCCGAGCCATTCGGTCGGGGTTTCCTTCAGATCACCATCGATCATCCGCTCGATGGTGTGGTTGTCGCAGCCCCGATAGAGCAGGAGGGCGCGCAGCATGTCCTTCAGGGCACCGGCCCATCGTCCACGGACAAAACCGTGCCGTTCGATCAGATGATTGGCGAAAACGGTCGTTTTGCCGGACCCGATCAGTCCCTTGATGCCGATAACGATCATGCGGAAGCTCCTTGAGAGCATCCGGTGTAAATCCGTATTAGTTTTCTTCGAGGCTGTTTGGGTATCCCTTGCCGTCCAATGGCGGGACAGTCCGGTTTTTCACCGGAAATCGACTGAAATGCACGTTTGAGGGGTACTAAACCACCCCCTTAATGCAACCGATCCGGGAACAAAAAGTGCCCTTTTAAAAGTTTTCTCTAGCCGACCTTTGCAGTCGCGCGTCACCCGCATACCCCACCCCTCCCAAAGTACCTTTTTACCTCCGATAACGCTCGGTATTGAAATAATATTCCATTTCACCCGGCTTGAACGACGTTTCGCTGTATTTTGATACCGTTCTGACGCTCGATCACACAACCGCCGGTTGGTGGTGTCCAGCGCGCGGGCTCGGCATCAGCCTTTCATTCTGTAATAATATCAATGACTTGAGTGCGGATAGTGCGCGACAGCAAGCCGTTGCGTGTCTCTATAGGGCTTTGAGCAAAACCCCGCCGGATGACTGCTAACTCATTGAAATGAAATGGATTTGCGGGCGTTGAAGAGCCAGGACGCGATGCAACGCGCAAAATCGGCGCCTTTGCACGCTTCCATCCAATGCCGCCCAATAAAACGTTTGACGTTTCCGTTTTTAATCCGCTATCGACTGACTAACGGCGGATGGCCCGCTAGTTCATTGGATGGCAAGGGAACGGAACATGACAGACACCACGCGCAACGATGGCGGACTATCGCAGGCAATCGCTCAATTTCATTCCATCGTGGAAATGGTGTCCGCTCTACGGAAGGCGGACAAGGCGGATGACTGCCGCGCAATCGACGATGCACGCGAAACGATTGAACAGGACGCGCTTAGCGTTGAAGTGCGAACGGGCTGGTATAGCCCCCATAGCCGCGACGCGGACAAAGCCCCCGCCGAATACACGATCTTGCTTTGCACTGGCGGGCCTGCGGTGCGCATTCGCGGCGAACTAAGCGAGCATTGCGAGCCAGAGTCCGCGTTCATTGAATATCAGGACTGGTTTACAGGCTGGACGCGCTGGCATCCCGGCAACTCCGACAACGTCGAGTCGATCTTGCTCGCATATTCCGCCGTTTTCTATTTCGGCGAATAGGAGCGCGGCGCAATGATCATTTCCAACGCATCGCAGGCTGACGCCATCCGCAACCGCGAAACCGCCTTGCACGCTTGGCTAGGCAACCGCACTAGCTATCATCCGTCTGAATTGCCGGTTGATATCAATCCGCCGACAAATGAAGAGCGTAGCGCGCTCGAATGCTTCGAGTTTATGCGCGACAAGCCGGCCAAGTATTTTCTGTACGTCAGCGAAAAGACGAAGCTTGCAACCACGTTCACGGGGGACACGCTCGGAACGGTCACGTTCGGCCGCGAATACCGGGACAATTTCGGCGGCAAGCGCGTGGCGATCACTGTTAAGGCGATCACTGGCGAGACGTATCACGGCACGTTCTACAAATCGTCAGGTGACTACGCGCGAATTGTGAAGAGCATACAGCGTGAGACCTTCACTATGTCCGTTGAATATACGGACACCTATGCAGGTCAGGCCAACTACAATTGGGTGAAGCGAGCCACGCTGACTCTCCCGGTAAAGGCTACTGATCGCCAGATTATGCGCGCTGCAAAGCTTGCGGTTGGCATTAGCGGGTTGCGTGGTCGCGTGTCGTCTTATGGCGATGGCTTCGAGTTTCGGCCGTATGGCGTTTGCGCCGTGCTTTTCATCACAACCGATTACTGAGGCTCCGATGATCGTAATCTATGCCGGTCAATTGGTGCGGCTAGTTGGTGTCGCTCTTTCCATCTCAATTCTGATTGCCTGCGCGGCAGTCGCTTGCTCGCTCTAAGGACTCACACAATGCCAGAATTTCACATTGTAGTTGATGGCCCGGTCAATGGCGTTGGCTACTTCAATTTAGACGCGTTCACCCGTGGTTACATCGAAGCGTTGTTCTTCACTGAGACAAGCCCGGCTTTCACGTCCGATGAATGGGAATCGGATGAATGTCAGGAAGCGCAACGGGAAGGTCAGGCGGATGGCAATCTGCCGGGTGACGTTGGTTTCTCTGATCTTGAGCCGGACACACTCGCGAAAATCATTGCGGACTGCGAAGCGTTCCAGCGCGTACATGCTGACCTGTTATCCGCCGCTTATGAGCATGGCGGGTATGACGACGAAAGAGCCGGCAACGATTTTTGGTACACGCGCAACGGACACGGTACGGGCTTTTGGGATCGTGGACTCGGCGACATTGGCGACAAGCTCGGCGACGTGTGCGGATGGTCAAGCCGTGGGATGGCGCATCCCTTCCCGGAAGTTAACGAGGTCTTTTATCAGGACGGAAAGGTCTATGTATCATGACGCGGCAAACCGTAACCGGCTATGCGCCGAGTCATTGGGCAAGCTACCTAGTCAACGGGGATGCTTCCGACCTGACAACTACCGACCGTTTCAACGCTGATCGCTTCGCACGTTGGCTAGGGGGATCAATCGTTAGTTGTGAAGACGCGGGATTTATGAAGAACCACGACGCGACTCAATTCCGCGTCGGCGCGTCCGATTGTCAGGAATACGTTGCGTTGATTGAGGTCACGCCATGATGCGCGCTCTTATCATCGCCGCGTGTCTGATCGCCAGCCACGCCAATGCCGGGTCCGATAGCGCGCATTGGTCCGGCTACGCGGAAGAGGACTCTGTCGTGACCATGCCGCCGTTAGGCGTGGTCATTGACGAACGATGGCCCGATATCGATTTTCGCGACGTGGTCGCGCTTCGCATGTCGCCAACTGATGACGCCTGCGAAGCTTTCGACGCGCGGCACGGTAACGGCGCGGCGGCAAGGGTTCTTTCCAACTAACAGGACGAAACGCGCTTTCATGCGCGTATGGCGGTTGCGCCGTCACTGACGAGTCCATGTCAGCAATCAATCCAAGGGGCGAAAGCTATGGAACGTTTCGAATCGAAATTGAGTAAGACCAAAGCAGGCGAACGGACGCGCATATGGCTAGAGGGTGCGCGCGTCGCGAATGCCGGCTTTAAGGTCGGGTTGCTTGTCCGCAGGCAATGGAAGGAAAACGGCTCGCTCGTTTTGACCATCATTGACGCGAAAGAGCATGACGAATTGCCACGCTCGGAAAAGGGCCGTGTGTCGGGCAAAGGCGAAAAACCGATTCTTGATATCACTGGCGCAACCGTTGCCGCGTTCTTCACTGGCGACCGTGTCGCGGTCAAGTATCAGACGGGCAAGATCACGATTTGCAGCATCGCCGAATGAAGCGCGACGCATAGAGAACGGCCCTAGGCGATTTCTAGGGCCGTTTCGCTATGCGCCGACACTTCACAACGAAAGGGATTCGCAATGGCTGCATGGCCCCCGCTAGACGCGGCAGACATTCCAGACACTAGAGCCAAGGGTGATCCGTGGCACGTTGGCCTAATGGTCACGCAAAAGCGCGCAATCATCGTTGCGAGCGCGCTTTATGCTGACGAAGTGACAGACGGCACGGACTGCCGCGCCGAAATTGGGCGTGAGGGTGAACCGTGCCACGCGTGCGCGTATCGGAATCAGCAATGGCAGGACCGAGTCCGCAGTGTGCGCGCGGCCATGTTGAAGGCTTTCGCGTAGGCGATGGCCCGTTTGCGCATTCACAAACGCGTGACAGAACGCCGCACCATCGCGCGTAGTTCGCAACCGCAAGGGGGCGAATGTGTAGTTCTGCGCGCGTATGGCGATCACGCGTCAGTCGCGATTAGAGGCCCGTGGATGCGCGTTCTGGAAAGTGGCGCATCGCATTGTCCGAAAGCCGTAAGGCTGTCAGCCGGGGCGCGCTGCGCGATGGCGCTAGGCGTTTCGATACGGTCGAGAATGGCGTCGGCGAAGTCGGTTGTGGTCTTCGGGGTGACGGTCGGGGCCGTTTTCAGGCGATTGGGCACGACCTATCGAGCAAACCTGCCGGAAGGGTAGTTCGGCGACGATTGTAGCCGTGAGGAAGAACGCGCTCGCAAAAATTTTTTTCCCGTGTGCGCGTCAATGGTGGCCCTCGGGGTCCACGCCACACGTCAGCCAGTCCCATCTCTTCCTGCGACAGTAAGCCCGCACGCGATCGATGTGCCAGCCACGCATGTAACTGATGATCGGAGCGACGCAACCTCGCACGATGCCATCGACGACTTCCCCGCCTGCGCAGAAATGCGGGGCGTTGATCCACAGCAAGCCGGGGTCGTTCGGGCTCATAAGCGAAGTCGGGGTCGGGGTATCGGTCAAGGTGGTCGCCGCCATACTGAATCACCACGTCTTCGTCGTGCAGTTCATCCGCGCACAAGCGAGCCAGGTCGAACGCGCTCATGGTCGCGAGCGATGCCGCTGCGAGGATGATCATGCGCCTCGTCCGATTCCCGCGAGGGGGAGGGGGGGAGGGGGTGGAGTCATTTTCGCGATGAAGGGGGGTGGAGTCATCCTCGTCATTATCGATCATCGTTTTGACGCCTTCGCTGCGGCTCGCATGAAGTGACCGGGGAAGCGCGCGGTCACAACGCCCTTCACGGTGCCGAAGAAGTTCCACGTCGGCGTGATATCGACGTGATCCTTCAGCACCGCGAGGACTTGGAGGGGGAGTCGCTTGGTTGATCTGCGGCGAACGATCAGGACCTTCCCGTTGCTCGCCTCGATCTGGAACGGCTTGCGCTTCTGACCCTTCTGACGCTTCAGGGCACGGCGGTTGACCGTGTGGACCTTGGCACTGCCAATTGATCCGTAGGGTTTGATCAGGATGCCGCCAGTGGCGAGCTTGCTGTTCTTGCCGCGTCGCGTCCTGACGATCTTCTTCTCGGCATCCTTGCCGTGCGAGTTCGCGCCGATGACGTGGCGCTCCATGTACTTGTCGATGGAGCCGACCACGGCGTTGAGGCGACCACCGGATGCTGGCTTGTATCGGATGCCACCGATGATCCAGTTCCGGCGCAAAACGAACAGTCCTGGCGCTTCGACCTTCAGCGCATCGCGTGCGTCCTGTGCGGTGAAGGTCAGTGCCTTGGCCGTGGCGACGTTCACGCTGGACTTGCGGAGCGTCGCCAGTTGCTTTTCCCATCCGGGGGAGAGCGAGATGCGGACACTGACCATGCTCACGGCAGACGGCTCCGCACCAATGCCTCGACGGCGTCGGCGAGTTCTTCGGGCGTGCGACCTGCAATCGTGATGATCTCAAAGCCGAGCTTGGTCAGCAAAGCGTGGCGCTTAATCTGGTCCTTGGACCTGCGACCGTTCGGCGTCTTCAATTCGATTGAGAAGAGGATGCCACCGGCCATGTAAACGCGGATGTCGGGCTCGCCAGCGGTCAGGCCAGTGGCCTTCGCTTCCATTTGTGCCCGGCGCCCTCGCTTCGCACGGTTCATATCCCCGGCACAGGTGAAGGACAGACCTTCGTCTTCGAGCTTATGCAGGCGCGAGATTACCTCGGCCTGATAGCGCCATTCGGGGATGTTATCGACAATGCGAGTTTCCATCCCCGAACGATGCCCGGTTCACGACCGGGCAAAGAGACCGTTCCGGTATCTGTCAGGAAGCCATAGACAGGGGAGGGATGCGCCGACCATCGGAGCCGATCAGGGGCATGCCGTGCTTCGCCGAGTACAGCCGCATCCCCTTGGGGCCACGATTGGCCGTCCTCGCTTCGGCACGATGAAGCATCCCCATGTCTTCGAGCCGTTCGGCGATCTCTTCGATCTCTTCCCGCTTCAGCTTGCCGTTGGTGGCCCGTGCGACCTCATAGACCGCGATCCCGAAGATGCCCGCTGCCTCGACGTAGGCATGCACGCGATCATAGGGCGGCAGGTTCGCAGGGATCTTCTTGGGCAAGGCCGCCGGGACCGACGACAGCGGCTCTTCACCCTGCGCGAGATCAGGCTGGGTCTCGACGACCACGGCCATGATCGAAGGGAAGGTCATCCAGAGATAATCGCGGATGCGACCAGCCGGCCAGCCACGTTCCTCAATGAACCGCCGAACATCCTTCATGACAGTCGCAGCATCGGCTTCCACCGACCGTCTGATGTTGGCTTGGCGACCGGGATCGTCCTGCCAGTTCGACGGCATTTTGGACATGGCGACCGCGATGTTCGTCAGGATCGGGAGCATGTCAGTCATGAGGCCAACGACCTGCGTCGGCATCGCCGACTGCATCCGGCGCACACCGAGCGGCCGACCACGACCGGGTGACATGCTGGCCGGATAGACTCGAGCATGGCCGCGCTGGACCGACATCCAGATCAGCTTGCGCCGATGGAGATATCGAGCCGCCATCTCGGCATGCGTCGGCATGATCGTGGTCAGCGACGCGAAGGCATCCAGCGTCAGCCCCTCGTCGGGGATCGTCACGTCTCGGACCATCCGAGACCAAAGCTCATTTTGGCTGTGCGACATCCAATATCGTCCTCTGTTGCATAGTTTCAGAAACAGGGGGTTGTTTGGGTATTGGGGGTTTCGGTTTCATATAGTCAGGTAAGGAGAATGATCGATAATAATCATCCAATAATATCTATTATTACTATTACCTCTCTATATATAACCTAAACCCTCCTAACCCCATTTCGTCCTTTAGTTTCGGCCATAACCTCGACTTCAAAACCCCTTCGGTTAGCGGCCAAACCTAACCCTGCATTTGCGAGTTCTGTCACGCCTTCGGCGCATCGTCAACGCAACGTCCAATGATCCATAGGACAAAAGTTTGCTGACGACCCTCACAAAGTTCTTGCGTCCTATGCCATCCAAGACTATCCAATGATCCAGCAGGGCGAGCCGAGTCGGCCCGCCTGCTTCGGGGTCGGGAGGCCCCACCATTCCAACCGCTGACCACAGCAACGCCCTTCGGGGCGAACGGGAGAGCTTTGCCTATGGCTGACCGATACCCAAACAAGCCGGGCTCGAAGGGCGGGGGCGCGTCGAAGGACGCGGCCGAGAAGATCGCCAGCCGGGCCGAAGTCCTGCGCACCAACATCGCCGTCCTGATGCAGAAGGGCTATCGCCTGACCGCTGACGAGATCGCGACGCGCATGAACGAGACCGTGCTGGCAATCCGCCCCCGCGTCTCCGAACTCGTCAAACAGAAAATCCTCATCAAGACGGGTGATCGCCGCACGAACATCAGCGGCATGACTGCGCACGTCCTGCGTCATTGGGCGAGCGAGCAGGCGGTCGAGATTCCGCAGATCAGGGCGACGAAGAGCCCTGCGCTCGAAGTCCAGCAGATCGGTCGCGGTCAGCGGACGAAAGCCAACCCCGCGCCGGTCGTTCACGCCGACCAGAACGCCTTCTTCTGAGGACCGCACCCATGAACCTCACGCACAACGAAAATCTGATCGTCCGCCGCGCGCTCGGCATGGAGCGGGGCCAGTCGGTCAGCCGCAACCGGGTGTCAGTCCACGCCAACGGCGATGACATCCAGATCGCCAAGCGCGCCGCCGACAAGGGCTTCCTCTTCCACAACCCGGCCCTCGACTTCGGCTCGATGCGCGTCTTCTGCGTCACGCCGGAAGGAGCCAAGGCCATCGGCAAGAAGCTGCCGCCCGCCCTTCAGATCACCCCGCTCAACTGATCATCACAGCCCCGAAAGCCACCACCAATGTTTAAGCAGCCCTACACCGCCGTCTTGATGACCGGCATCTTCTTGTCCTTCACCATTCACGCCCTCTTCGACGGCCGACCGATTGCTGCGCTGATCTATGGCGTTCTGTTCGGCGTCTTGCTCGTCGTCGGCTTGCTCAAGACCCGTGCCGTTGACAAGGACCTCAACGAACTGGCCGAAGCTAACTATCAACGCGACCTGCTCGTGAAGATCGCCGTCAAGCGCACCAACGAGGCGGCGCACACGCTTCAGGCGCTTCTCTCCATTCGCGAACTGGCACACGCGGGCCGCTATGACGAAGTGGTCTCGCTCGTTCACGACACGCTTGCCGAATGGAACGACACCGACCTCGCACTGTCCTACCTGCGCGAATGGCTGCTTACGCTCGAAGCTGGCGGCGTGATCCGTCCCATCGCGAAGAAGGAAGCTTGAGCCATGTCGCGCGCAACGAAGCTGACCGTCCACGGTTACGGCGACAGCGGCGGCGATCCCGACAAGGCCACGCCGCTTGTCCAGATGCTCTTCACCACCGAGCACGGTGACGTGAATGACCTGTGCTTCCACCCTGACGATGCGGGCGCGATCATCGGCGCGATCTTGGCGGCTTCTACCGCTGCGGGATGCGGCGGCCCGAAGGTCGAAGCGTTGATCAACGTCACGCTTAAGTTCGAGGTCAGCGAGTCATGACCGATTTCCTGCTCGTACAGGCGCAAGCCTTCATCGACCGCAAGTATGTCGCTCGCGCTGACGAGCGGCAGAAGGCGATGGGGCTGGCCTACGTCGAGGCCGAGCGTCAGGACTTGGCGAAAGAAATTGCCAGCTTCACCGATGCTGCCGTTCACGCGCACGTCGGCGGTCTGCAAACCATGATCGACAACGCGCAGCAAGCAGCGTCCGAGACGCAAGATTCTTGGAAACACCGTTGCTACGCGATCATGGCGGCACTCGGCCTCGACTACGGCGACGTGGATTGGGTCATGCCTGACGAGCGGAAGCAGATCGATAATGCGATGGCTCTGCTCGGCGACGTACCGGGCAAAACCCTCGAAGAGCGCGTGAAGACCGCGATCACTTGGCATCTCGCGCTTCAGGTCGAACTCGCCGACCGTGACAAGCGCATCGATATGCTGCGCAAGGCGATCCGCGTCGGAGATGGATCATGAAGTGCATCGAATGCAACGAGCATTTCGTGCCGCACCACAAGGCGCGGAAGCTTTGCTCTGCAAAATGCCAGTTGGCCCGTTCGCGCAAAAGGACCGAGGCGTGGAATGTAGAACAGGCCGCTTTGCCGCGACCGATAATTGCATGTGCCGCCTGCGGAAACTCATTCGAGACCCGGATGAACATGAAGGTGTGCTCGCGTGAATGCAGCGCACAGATGGAGCGTATGAGGGCGCGCGAAAAGTATTGGCGCAATCCTGAACAGAACCGCGAAAAATGCAAGAAGTGGCGAGCGAAAGACCCGGAATCGTATCGCAAGCTATCACGCGAAAAAAGCCAACGGGAACGCGCTGCCAATCCAGACAAAAACGCAGCGGAGTGCCGTAAGCGAAGAGAGGCGAGGCCACAACATCACAGCGCGCTCGTCCAAAAGTCAAACCGACGACGGCGCAAAGCATTCGCGGTCCTGCGCACGCAGTACCCGACTGTCTTCACCAACCCGCGAGACGAGTCGCAAGTGACCACCGCATACCGAATGATTATCGACCTTGGAATGAAGGAACTGCTCAATGGCTAAGATTAAGTATCCCTTCGACGATCTGAAGATGATCGTGAAGAACAATCCGAATGGTTCGCGCGCCGACCACGAAGAAGCGGCGTTCGCACTGTTCGGCCTGACCGGCCCCTACGCGAAGGCGATCTTCACCTATTGGTTCGACAACCACATTCGCCAGCTTGAGATCGTGCGCTACGGCAACGGCTCGACTTCTGTCCAAAGCGTGCGCCAGGGCAAGAAGACGAACATCCCGAAGGTGACGGCAACGCAGCGCGTCGAGGCGAAGAAGCGCACCGAAGAGTTCGGCCGTGCAGCAAGTGCTCGCATCCAACAGCTTTCATTGCTCGCGCTCACTATGCCCAACGGCAAGGAACTTCGCGATTGCACCGTCGCGCAGGTTCGAACGTCCGGCAATTGGATGGCCGCACTGTGCAAGGGACGCAAGGCGAGCGAAGTCATCGGCAATTTCTGTAGTGAGAAGATGGCTCGCGATGTCTTCGACCGCGAGGCCAAGGCAAAACCGAGGCTGGCCGCGTAATGACCCACACGCTCGTCAAAATGCGCGTGTCGCAATCGACCTTCAACGAGATCGCCAACGACCTGCGGGCCGCTGGCTATGACCACTGCTTTCTGCGCGACGGCAATATCGCCATGACGGGCATCGCCCTCGAAGTCGATAACGAGCGTCCGCTTCCTCCGGGGATGGTGGAAGTGAACGCTGAAGACCTGCCGCGCAGCACCTTCCGCGACTTCTACATGATCGACCAACTTGGGGACCTCTTCGGGGAGACTAACAATGAAGCTTGAGAATTTCGATAAGGTCCGCGACCTGATCAGGGATCGCGACTATCACGGATCGCTCTTGAAAATCGCGGATGGAAATCATCCGAAGATGATCATCGGCGACACGGCTCACAACGAGACGCACCTGCATCCGACGTTGATCGCGCGGATCATGCCAGAGGTCGCGGCAGTCATCCGCCAGCAGATCGCCGTCATCGACGAAAAGCTGCTCGCGCTCGGCGTCACTGCGAGCCAGGGCGAGGTCTGATCATGCTGCATCTCGACGACATCAAGGCCATCAATAAGGTCATCGAACGCCGCGACACGCTGATCGCAATCCGCAAGGCGTTGCGCGCCACCAAGGAAATGAATGCCGGCGAGATCAAGGTGCCGGAAGACATCGCTCACATGCTCCGTGTCACTATGGACGAACGCCTCGAAGGGCAGGTCTTGGCGACGAACTTTAAGCTGTCTCAGCTTGGCGTCACGGTCGAGCCACGCAAGGTCGAGCAGACGTTTGCCGGCGCAGAACCGTGGCGAGGCGAGCCCCCGATGCAGGACGCAACGCGCATCGCGCAGCAGATGCTTCGTCAGGCGGACGCGCTGTAGCCATGATCACCGCTCCGAAACGCGTCCTCAGTGACGTGACTATCAAGATCGTGCATGGCGTTCGTGATGGTGGCTACACCTACACGAACCTTCTGCACTCATGGATCGAGAACGGCGTTCGCCGCCACGCGTCATCGCGCATGGACGGCTATATCGCCGATACGCCCAACAACCGCGCCTATGAGCTTGAGGCGTTTAAGCGGAGGCAAGCACGATGAAGAAGTCGCATGGTGGATGGAAGCACGCCGCCCGCACAAGTGCCGCTATGGCCGGTCTCGCGCGACAGGATCGCATCCTCGATAAGTCGGAAGCGCGACCGAAGCCGTCGATGCCAAAGATGCCTTGGGACAACGAGAAGGTCATCGAGCAGTCCGAGTGGCCTCCCGGCACCCTACGCCAGACCGTGCAGCGCGCCGATGGCACTGACTATCAGCGCGTCGTCGAGAGCCGCTGACATGGGTGCGTGGCGATACTGTCCGAAGTGTAGTCGGGGAATGGACTCCCCGACCATCCGCGAAGTGATGCACGGCGAACAATACTGCTCGGGCGGGAAGTATGAGCCCGGCTGCGACTATGTCCGCGAAGTTGAGCCGGAAGAGCGTCAATTCCCAATCGACGAGTTCTTCGAGCGCATCGAGCGCATCGAGAAGGCGCTGGGGCTATCCGAATGACCGAGCAATACAACGAGCACATGAGGGCGCGTCACATCTATCTGCTTGGGAAGTACAGGCTGAAGATTTGGCTGCGCATGGGGCGACCGCTTGCGCTGTTCGATACCTTGGAGCTACCCGAATGACCTCGCGACGTGACCGCATCCGAGAGAAAGTCATGGCTCGCGTCGAGGTCGTTCAAGGAACGGTGCTCGACACTCCATGCCACATCTGGCTTGGACCCACGTCGGGAAGCTCGGGGCGGGGGAAGGACTATCCGAGAATGAATCTCGATGGAGGCACTATGGCCGTCCATATCGTGATGTTCGTCTTGGAACACGGTCCCATCCCGCCTCGCAAGCAACTCGATCATCTCTGCCGCACTCGCCGATGCGTGAATGCGGATCATCTGGAACTGGTGACGCACAAAGAGAACCAACGTCGCCGAGACAAGGCCCGCTTCGAATGTGAAGCAATAGCGGCCTAAAGGAACTGGAACATGAAGCGCCTTATCAGCGCGCTCGCATTCGCGAGCGTGATCGCCACTGCCTTGCCTGCATCCGCCTCTGACATCCGCTCGATGGTCAGTTCCGTCGCCGACTCTTATGGCGTACCTCGCGCCATCGCGCACGGCGTCGTTAAGGTCGAGAGCCGCTACAATTGCCATCTGACCGGATCACACGGCGAGCGCGGCATCATGCAGGTCAAGCCGGCCACCGCGCGTAGTGTTGGCGTGAACGGGAACCTGTACGACTGCCGGACTGGCCTCGAAGCTGGCATGCGCTACCTGCGTGCAGCGATCTCGCGTGGCGGTTCCGGTTGCCCTGGCATCAGCCTTTACCAGAAGGGGCTCTATGGTCGGCTTTCCTGCACGCAGTACGGGAGCAAGGTTCTGCGTGAGGCAAAACTGCATCACCAATTCGAGTGAGAAAATGTAGTTGCCTTTGTACTAAAGCTAATAGACCGCGCTCTGGAAACGCGCGGTCTTGCAGTGTCTTAAAGGTCTATACAAATAGTCGGGAACTATTTCGGACTTTGTTTTCGCGGACCAATAAATCCAGTTGACGCCACAACCAAGCAACACATAGACATTCGCGCATACCGACAGAAAACGGTGTCCCAGCGAGAGCATCACACGCTGGGTAATATGTCGGATAGGGCATTATCCGGCCAGAAAGGACCATCAATCGTGACTAAACGGGGAGACGCGCTCGCGCTCGCGGTCGAATTGAGCAGCGGTGACGAGGCGTATTTGGGGCCAACCGACAAGGCTATCGTAGTCGAGGCGTTACATATCTTAGCAGCATCTAAACGTGGTCCGAACTTGACGCGGCTCAGCGGCGCGTTCTTGGGCGGACTGACTTTGGCATTCGTGGCGTTGGCCAGTGCTGACACTCTTCGCTCGACTGTTGCTAGTGGCAAGGAGCCGCTTGCGGGCATTCAGGAGTCTTCTGCTCGCTTTGAAGATGTGATGAAGACGATCAAGCCGGTGCAGCATGTGTCGCCCGAAGCCATTCGGATGCAGACCTTCTCCGCCGGATACGTTCCGAATGACGGCTAGTCGTCGCGATGCGTCTACAAATATGACAAAGCCCGCTTCGCAGCGGGCTTTTTTGTTGCCTTGATGATGGATGGCGCTCACAGCGCCACCCACCGCCACGACGGCCGACCGCCGGATGCAGCCGACTTGTGCTGCCGCTCGATAGAGCCGGACTCCTGAAGCTGCGTCAGGATCGAGCCGAGGCGAGCCAGGTCAAACTCGCCATTGATCTGCGCCTTCAGCTTGCGATCCGAGATGCCATCCTTGCCGGTCTCCTTGATCATGCGGCGCACCTTCAGATACTCGGCCTGCTTATCGGTCGAAGCCAGACGGTCGGCGACTTCAACGAGGCAAGAGCGCACCGACATTTCGACCAGCTTGATCGACCAAAGCAGAATCTCTTCGGTGATCACCGGGTATTCAGGGTTAACGCCAATCGCGATGATATGAGCGATGCGAAGCGCGATCTCCATCGTGCGCGTCCAAAGCGCCGACATCTCGTTCTTCATGGCGTGACCACGCCGCTCAAACAGTTCACGGTGCCATTCGTAGCAGGCTTCCGCATCCTTCCCCCAGCCCGCTTGGAGCGGCACCACGGGGCGCGCAGACGAGTCGGGGAGGTTGCCCTTCCGCGACAGGTTAACAACGGCCCGACACCACTCGACAAGGCGATCAGGCGGCACGCGGCTGTGCGTCGGCGCGACCTTCTTGGGCTTCTTGCCTTGGATCGTGATGACCAGCCAACGCGGCAGGAAGCCGTCGCCGATGCCCCGGCTGGACATCGCCGGCCAGAAGTCAGTCATCGTCGAGAGGCCGAAGATCGAGAAGTTCGGGTTGAAGATCGGCGTGGCCTGTTCCTGCGCGCCTTCGGTGCCGCCATACGACGACTTCGCCTGCGTGAAGAGCTTGAGCAACATCTGGCGGATGGCCGACTGATGCGCGCCGGCACGACGGTCCATGATCTTGTTGATGAAGCCGCCAAGCTCGTCCATGACCGAAAGCAGGGACGGTCGCCGCTCGATCGACTTGCGCAGCGCCGAGTCCGACAGGAAGTCTTCCGGCCCAATGTAGTTCGTATGAAGGCCCGCCTTCTGCGCCAGTTCAAGGATCATGTCGCGGCTGTGATCCTTGCCGAAGCCCGATTCAGCCAGACCGCAGATGTAAAGGTTGGTGCGCAGATGCGTCGGCCCTTCGTGGTGCCGGCCAGCCAGCGTGCCAAGGAACGCCAACGACGCGCCGATGGCGAGGGGACGCGACGGACGATCCGAAGAGCCGGCAATCCAGTCCACCATCTCACTGATCAGGCCATCGCCGGGGATGTACGCGCAGTGCTCTTCAAGCTCTTCGCGGGTCGGGGCGACCACCGGCTGATCGTCGGTGCCCATCTCTTCGGGGATCGGATCGTCGGGCGGACCCTGTTCGCCCTGGCTCGAAGGATCTGCGACAGGGGCGGGCGCGAGAATGCCAGTCAGATTTCCACGCTTCGGAGGGTCATAGACCGGCTTCTTGATCGTGATCCCGTCGTCGGCGACTTCGTCCTTATGGTACTCGGCTTCAATAGGCGCACGGAACGGCAGCGGACGCTCAGCGTGCGTCGGCGTCGAGACATGGATGATCCGCTCGGGCAGAGGCGTAATGCGCTCAGCAGCCTTCGCAAGGTCGTTCGCTTCGCGCTTCCGATTGCGAAGGTCGATCTGCACGCCGAAGTCATAGCCAAGATTTGCGCCCAGCCATTGCACGGCAGCGTCGCGCTCGTTGTCGCCGATCTTCATGACCTTCATCACGACGTTGAGCGCCGTGAACTTCTCGCCAGTACCGAAGTCTTCGATACCGCCCTTGGCGAACGAAAGGTTAGGCGAACGCTGCGCAATGGGTCGGCCAGAGCCGGACGAACGCCAGTCGGGCACGGCGCGATAGTTGTTCCCGAAATGGCAACGGCACTTCGGCAGGCCGAGTTTCGGCACCCACGCATGAAGGTTCGCCAGCGCGTCTTCATTGAGCTTGCGGAAGAAGTCGCTGGTGTTGGACAGCGAGGTCTCAGGGATGTCGCCGGCCGTGACGCGCTCTTCGACCCGGTCTCGCTCGGGATCGTAGCCGAACTCACGCAGCACTTCCGCGATCTGCTCGGCAATGTCGTCGTCGAGCTCGGTCAGGTCATCGAGCGGGCAGTTGAGCAGCGTGTCCGGCGTCAGCCAGACATACGGTTCGCCCGTGTCAGGATGGATCGAGGGCGGCAAGACGGTCTGCTTACCTTCGGCGAGCAGGTCAACGAGACCGACGCGCTCGGGCGTGCGGAAGTTCTTCGAGCGAATGACCTCCGTGTTGCCGCGATAGAAGAGCGAGACGCCCTTCTTGCCCTTCTTCTGGACATTCGACAGCGGCAGGATTTCGAGCAGCGGGCCGACCGCATCTTCGATGTCGATATCGATGCAGATCAATCCCTGACCGCAGGCAGCGCCAACGCCGGCCATTGGATACTTCGCCCATTGGTCGATCTGGAACTGGCTCGGGCGCGAGACGCAATATTGGTTCCAACCCCTAAACAGACGCCACTCGCCATCGATCATGACGCCGGGCTTCTTGTCGCCGGGCGTGATCGGGATGGGATTGTAGCCGAGCGCGTAGAGGGCGGGGCCAGTTAGTGAGAACGGTGCTTCAGACATAATACCTCAGAACGGTGCGGCGTGAGCGAGAAGGCGGGAGCGCATCTGCTCGCCGTATTTCGTGAGGACGATGGTCAGGAAGTTGAACCATTCGGACTCGGAGAGTTCAGCCAGGTCGAACTTGCCAAGCTGCTCAAGATAAGCGCCGGCTTCGCTGCCAGCATCGATCAGTGAGTTACGTTCGTGGAAAGAGAGCTTGCTTTGAGTCATGTGGAAAACGTGCCTTCCAAGTTCCAGACAATCTTCATTCTTGCAGAGCCACAGGATCGGCCCGTCCTTCTTCGGCGGCACATAGCCAACGCCAGCGGCTTGCCGCTGACAGACACCGCAGCACACGGGTACGCCGTCAAACTTACGCGCCATGATAGTTGTGGCCTCCCAGCCGGTTGCGAATGAGCCTCTTGATCTGCGACAGCGCGTTGTCGGCCGCGCGGTGATCACCGGCGCTCGAAGGAAAATAGAAGCGCACCTTCGACCCTTGCTTGAGGTCGATCAGAAGATACGGGTGTTTGCCGCCGTGGACGGGCTCAAACGGGTAGCCCTCCGTGGTCAGGAACACGGACAGCTTTTGGTAGCTTTCATTGCGCCGAAGCGATTTATCGAAGTGCTTAGACATCCCCATGTCCCCCTCAGAACGGAATCTCGTCATCCATGTCGTTGATTGCCGGCGTGATCTGCGCGTTCCACGGACGCGGCGCATTGGTGGCTGCACGCGCCGCCTTCTGCGCTTGGCCCCAAGGCGAGACACCGCCATTAGTCGAGAGTTGCGTCACCGAAGCGCGAGTGACGCGACCCGGCATTGCGTTAGGCGGCGTTGCCGCAGCCTGCTTAATGCCGGGCATGGTCGTGGTCGCGGCGACAGGCTTCGCGGCGCGTGCGCGCTCCGCTGCGGCTTCACGATGCGCCTTAGCTGCATCCGGCTTGCCGTTGAGTTCGTAGTTGCGCGCAATGATCTCATCGATAGAAGGCTTCGGCGGTACGATAACTGCCGCAGGCAACGACGGGTCAGCAGGCGCGAGCTTGTGGCCGGTGATCTCCCAATGCTTGCCGTTCGGCTTGATGGCGATCTCGGCGCACTGCATGAGGTCATTCGCAGCGGCAAAGGCGTCAGTGATCGTGTTCGGAGCGTCATCACCGCCGCCGTGCTTCTTCCACCACTTCTCGAAGAGGATGCGTGCGTAGCCCTTATGCTCGGGACAAATCCATTCCTTATGCACGACCATGCCGCACATATATTCGACGCGAATGCTCGGCGTGCCGCCGGGCTTATCGTGGCGATACATCGTGCGCTTCCTGACAGGCACCCACGTCGGCGTAGCAGCGGCCTTGCCACCGGCAATGATCGGTGCGGAGTCGGCCGTCTGCTTGATGTTCTTCTCGACATCGCGCTCGAAGTGAAAGCCGCAGTCAGGGCAATCCGAGAGGCCGGCGAAGATCATCGAGCGGCAGTTCGGGCATTCCTTCACGGGAGCCTCGCCACCGCCCTTGCCGGGCTTACGCACCGTGACACGATCCACCGGACCATGACGGCGAATGTTGCCGGCGAAGTCGAGCACAAGGCAGTTGTGCTTGCCGTTCGCGATGGACTCTTCAATGTCTTTGCCGATGCAGCGGGTGCCACGACCGACCATCTGCACATAGAGCGCAGTGGACTCGGTCGGCCGCAGCATGGCGATCAGGTCAACACGCGGAGCGTTGAAGCCAGTCGTCAGCACGTTCGCGTTGGTCAGACAGGTGATCTTGCCCTGCTTGAACTCTTCGATCCAACGGTCGCGATCCTTCTCGTCCGTGTCGCCGTGGATCGCCTCGCAAGAAAAACCGCGCGAGCGGATTTCATCGCGGACATGGAGGGCATGATCGACGCCAGTGCAGAACGCGAGCCATGACCGACGCGGGTCTTCGTTGCTGGTGGCATAGGCAATGATCTCGTCCACCGCGCCGGCAGTGATCGGATGCTTGTCAGCGGCCAACTGAAGTTGACCTGGCTTAAAGTCACCCTTCGTTCGGCCGACGCCCTTCAGATCGATGACGGTCGAGGTCGCCTTCGTGATCAGAGGGCAGAGGTAGCCTTTGTCGATCAGTTCGGAGATCGAGATTTCGTAAATGATGTCGTCGAAGAGTGCTTCGTCGCCATCGGTCAGCATACCGGAATCGATCCGGTACGGCGTCGCGGTCAGGCCGAGGATCAACATCTTCGGATTGATCTCGCGCATCGCCTTGATGAACTGATTATACATCGCGGCTTCGTCCGGCGGGACAAGCTGCGCTTCATCGATCATCATGATATCGACGTGGCCGATGCGCTGCGCATGGCGATACATCGACTGGATGCCGCCGAATAGGATTTGCGCGTGCGCCTCGCGACGCTTCAGCGAGGCCGAGTAGACGCCAGCCGGTGCGAAGGGCCACATACCCATCAACTCGGCATAGTTCTGCGCGACCAGTTCTTTGACGTGCGTTGCCATGAGGACGCGCGTCGTCAGTTCGATCTCGATGAACTCTTGCGTGATGGTGCAGAGAATGAGCGCCTTGCCACCGCCGGTCGGGATGACGATCAGCGGGTTGCCTTCGGGCTTCTTCTCCCAATAGGCGTAGGGCGCATCGCAGGCGTCGCGTTGATAGTAGCGAAGGTCGAGGGGCATTAGTGCAACTCGCCCCGCAGGATCGGAGCAGCGTGCTTCATGGCCTCGCGCATGCTCTCGCTATATTCGAGGAACTGTTCGCCGGGCGCGATGTCCGCAGTCGTGTCGTGCTTCGCAGGATCGAAGGGGACGATCTTCCCGAGACCAAGGCGGCAAACCAACTGCGTGAACTGCCACGGATCGGCACCGCAGTTCTGAGCAATCGTAGCGAAGGCGGCGACCACGTCAGCGCCGACGATGGTGAAGCCAGCGCGTTCAAGCGAGCGCGTGATCTCGACGGCCTTCATGCCGGGAGACAGCGGCTTGTCGCCATACTCAAGGACGCTCTGACGAATGACGGACAGTGAATCGTTCTTATGCGACATCGGTTCCCCCAAAGAGTGAGTTGTCGTTTGCGGTGTGGAAGGCTTTCGCCGGGTAGCCGGGAATCTGAATGATGTTCGGAGTGCCGCCGGTCTTGCCGACCTCGTTCCCCCATTGGTGCCAACCAGGGCGAGCGTGACGGGCGAACAATTCGAGGTACGGCCCGTCGAACAGGCGCTCGATTCGCCGGTAGGCTTCGTGCGGCTTCTCGGAATGGAGCGTGCGCGGTGCGAGGATGACCTTCTCGCTGTAGTCACACTCGAAGATCAGGCGTTGTACGCCCTTGGACAGGCGCTTGGGATTGCCGCGCGTGCCGAGCAATGCGATCTCAGGATTGGCGCGCGTCCAGTACCCCATGCCCGTGACCGGGTTGAAGTGGCGCGTGACCTTGACGTAGTAGAAGCACACGGTCTTGAAGGTGAAGTCCCACGCCTTCAGAACCTCGAAGCCCTTGTCGAGCAGAGGGTCGCAGCACCACAGCACGCAGGCCGAGTCATCTTCCGCGAGATCGGCAACGGGCATCGCCTTGATCTGGTCAAGTGTCATGCACTCGTAGTGCTGCTCGGGCGAACGATCCTTGCCTTCGTCAGACCATGTCTCATAGGTCCACGCAGGATCGCCGTAGAAGGTCTTGAACTTCTTCGTCACGACAGCATCTCCGTCAGATCAGCTTCTTGATCATCAGGATCGGGGCCGCGACGCACCGAGTAGTCAGCGATGTTGAACTTCACGCCCTTCTTGATCGGCTGAAAGTTGATGCGGAGATGGCATGCGCAGTACGAGCGGCCGGCCACTACGGGAGCGCCGCAGATGATCCCGTGCATGCCGGACTCGTCGGGCAAGAACTCTTTGCATTGGTCGGAAGACGACTCGATGAAGAAGGTGGCGTGCGGAAACTCAGACACGGTTATGCCTCACTCAATGATGCGTAATGGGCTTGGAGGGTTGCGAACTCGACGGCGTCGATCTCTTCACAGAGCGCACCATCGAAACCGCCTTCGCGCGGATCAGGCTCTTCAGCGGTGATCGCGAAAACGCAGCCGCTTTCGGGATGGTGGAAGTAGCGGAGGGACTTGCGTCGGCCGTCGCGCCATTCGCGTCCGTCGTGCAGGGTGTAGAGCACCCATTCTTCTTCATCGCTGCTATCGACGACTTCGCCGGGAACGAGCGTCGGGATGAAGAGATGGTGTTCGCAGCCGGCCTTCTGTTCGTCCAGCGTCAGCGGCTTCGTATGGCGCGCGCACGACCATGCAGCGTCACCAATGAACTCGGGCGTAGCGTGCAAGCAGGTACGGCACGAGATGCGCGAGAACGCATCCTTGTGGCAGACCTCAAGATGCTTGCAGAGATACTTGCACTTGAACGCCATCTTCGCTTCGGGGTCTTTGTGAAGCTTCTGCGGCGGGTTGGCTGCACGAATGATGCGCTCCGCACGCTGAAGAAGGCGGTGTGCTTCGAAGTGATCCGTCTTGATGATCTCGGTGTAAATCTCGCCGGTATTCTTGTTCCGGCAGATGTAGAGGCCATCTTCGTAGCCGAAGAGGTGGCAATAGATGTTCAACTGCGTGTAGTGCTCGTAGTAGCCAGCCTTGACGCCGAGCTTCTTCACCTTCTGCCAATATTCGTCCTTCATGGACTTGGCTTCGGCGACGTGCCACGGCTTCGGCGCTTCGGGCAGACCGCGTACCTTTCCGTCCGTCTTGCCGCGCACATGGCCTGCGACTGCACTGGCGCGATACTGCTTGCCGCGATGATCGACCTCGTCCACTTCGCATCCGATCATGCGGAGCGAGTTCATGAGGCGCGCTTCTTCAATGTTGCCGGTCTCGAAGGTGATGGCCTTCAGGCCGTCGATAACTTCGGGGAGGGAGGCCCAGCGGAGGTCGTACCAAAGCTGGCGGTCGCACTCGGCACCTAGGATCGAAATGGAGATGCCCATCGAGTCCCACGCTTGGCCCCGCGATGCTGCGTAAGCCTGATAGATGGCTTCCGTGGTCATGCTGTGCGGGCGGGGTAGCGGTGCCATTGGGCAAGCCTCGATCGTTCGCGCCAAAGGGCGCGTTGGTCAGATTGAAATGTCGGGGAGGGAAGAGCGCCGGGGCCGAAGCCCCAGCGCGTTAGTCAGAGAGGAAGATTACTCGCCGCCGGACGCCGCAGCGCCAGCCGCGCCGGAGCCGCCAGTACAGCCGAAGGCGTTGATGCCAGTGCAGGACGCATTGACGAGCATGTAGGCCGGGGTCGGATCGACCGGGTAAACCTTGCTGGCGATCTCGGCCTTGACCTGCGCATCCACCGCGATTGCAGCGGGCGGGGACTTGGGATCGTAGACGGTGCCGGCATGAGCGAACGAAGAGGCGACGATCATCGCGGCGGCGAGCAGATAGAGACGGGTCTTCATTGTGATGCTTTCATTTCATGATGGATATTGCGAGGAACGCCGGGGCCGTAGTCCCGGCGCGATGTCAGGACGGAAGCGTTACTTCTTCCAAGGCATCGAGCGAGCGGCACCGCCACCCGATGCAGTCGCAGCGCCAGCCGCGTTGGCAGGCGGGCGGTTGTTGCTGTTCGACGCGGTCGTGGCGGGCTTGACGTTGTCGTTCGCAGGCTTCGGATCGTCCTTGCCGATGGGAGCGGAGTCCGCGTTGCCGGCGTGGATGAACTTCTTGATGGTGTTGCGTTCCCGCTCCTGACCGTTGTTCGCGGTGTAGGTCTCGATATCGACATCGGCCATGAACGGCAGGTCGTTGTACTGCTCGGTGTCGTTCACGAGCGTCGGGTCCTGTCCCTGAGCCAGGGCGAGAGCGGACAACTGACCCTGACCGATACGCTGCGCGACTGCGCTGGTATGGGTCACGTTGATGTTGCCGATCCACTTTGCGCCAGCGAAGTCGCCTTCGATGACCTCGACCTTGTACTCGTACAGGTCGCCGCTGTTCTTCTTGTTCCGCTTCACATCGCCTTCGGTGATCTGAAGCAAGTAACGGTCGCGGGGAACGACGACAAAGGCACCGCCTTCCGCGTCATTGGCTTGCTGTTCGGTGAGTTGGATACCAAGTTGTGCCACGATATTCTCCTATGGCGTTGCAGTGAGTGTGTTAGGCGGCGAGGTCGGGCGCGGCCGGCAGATACTTCGCCAGCGCGGCGTAGCCTTCGCCCTTCTTGAACGGGAGTTCGGGCGGCATGCCGAAGCGATTGCCGCAGACGGTGTGCGGACGCTCTTCGAGGAACATATAACGGACGTTCCCGCCTTCAGCGTGCGACTTAGTCTGGCTGAAGCCGACATCGACCTTCTTGATCGAAGCCTTGAAGTTGACGAACGCGATCACGTCGCTGTTCTCTTCAATGATATCAGCCGCATCCTTGTGCATGCTGACGCGATACCGATCATAGGGATCGGTGCTCGGCGGATTGAAGCGCGTGATGTCAGCGTGACCAAGCTGGACGATTGCCATCTGGCGCTCGCGACGCACGGTCATGATGCCGTCGATGTATTCGCGAAGGACCGAGCAGGCCATCTTGTAGCCCTTGCCGAAGCCGGGGTCTTCGATGTCCTTCCATCCGTTGCGAGCGCAGGTCTCGGCGCGGATAAGGTTCTCAAGTCCGGTCAGCGAGTCGATAACGAGCGTGCCGTAGGTGTGCTCTTCGTTGACGACTGAGCCGATGGCTTCGCAGAGCGCGCCATAGGAGAACGCTTCGAGGGTTTCGGCGACGACGCCAGAAGGAACGCTTTCGCCTTCCGTGGTCTGGATGAAGATCGGTCGCGGAAACTCAGCCGCGAGCGACGACTTGCCGATCTTCGGCACGCCATAGATGGTGAAGATCGGCTGCAACTCGGCAGCGGTCTTCTTCTTTACAGACTTCAGTGAGATTGCCATGCGGCTCCCCGGTTAATGCGCGACGGAAATGTCGAGCTTCAAGGTCTTTGCCCATACGAGACGATCCACGAGCCGGTAGCCGGTGCGGTTGATGGTCTCGATGGTGACTTCGTGCGGTTCGGTCTTCGTGCGGATGCGCGACAGGAAGACATCGACGGAATGGGAGGGGCGGTCGGCGACGCCGTAGAGCAGGACCATCGCCATCTGCTTCGTCACGATCTCGTTGCGGACGAGTGCGAGGAAGAGGGACCGTTCTTTCGGCGTCAGCTTCCATTCGACGGGAAGCGAGCCAGCGCCAGACATAGAGGCGCGCAAGGACTCGATGGTCCCGGTCAAGGATTCGATCCTTGACGCCAGTTCTTCCTTGGAAACGACAGAGAGGTCCATCCGACACGAAACCTTGACATCCAATGCTAATCCGGCTTTATGCCGAATCAGTTGGCTACTTTTTGCTGATCTGATTGAACTTTATCTATCGGACAGCATTGGATGTGTCAATGGACGGTATTGGATAGAATGGCCGTAGAGCACACTATCTAGTACCCGACGCCTTGATATTCACCACTCGTGGCGTTGACGCTCATTAGTGGATGCTTATGAAAGGACAGGGATAAATGGCGTTGAGTAGAGTGTTTCGTAGGGGGTCGAAGAAGGTGACTAAAAAAATCGAAGAGCGGATCAAAAAAGAGCATCCAGCTATCGAGATCATTAAGGAAAGGATTGCCGAGCGACTCGATACGCTCAATCTTTCGATGAACCTTGCGTCGCAGCGGGGTGGTCTAGGACTCAGCTACGTCTTCGACGTAATGAACGACAAGAACCGGAACCCTCAGAAGGCCGGGCTTATGAAGCTGGCACAGGCTTTGGACTGTGATGTTGAGTATCTGACTGGCGAGCAGGCCGCGCCGCGAGCCCATGAAATACAGGTGACTCCGCACGTTGCAGCCTCTACCGCTGCACCGATTAAGCTCTACAACATCGGCCTAACCGATCCTGAAGGCTTCTTCAAAGCCGACGAATCGAACAAGTCGAACTTCGTCTCTCCCGTCCAGCCATCGGGGGCCGGTATTTATTGCCTTACGGTTCCAGACGACACGATGGCACCTCGCTATGGATTCGGAGAGGTCGTCATAGTGAATCCTCGCAAGTCAGCTTCGAAGGGAGGATTCGCGGTAGTGCGAATGACAGACGACCGACTCATCATTCGAGAAGTGGTCAACATTGGTCTCGATAAGATCGCTGTGAAGTGTCTAGCTACCAACGAAGTTACGGAACTACCGCGTCAGGACGTAAAATCATTAGAGCGAATAGTAGCTTCCTGTGAATTGGTTTAAGTCGTTTTCCTACACCTAGTATGTTGGATGTATCCAAGAACCATCCATTGACTTATTGGATAGAGATGATACTGATCCGTTGCTTTGGGAGAGCAACGGATCATGTCATCCATCAAACTTGTCATTCTGGAATCGCCGTATGCCGGCGAGGTCAACGCGAACGTCGCATACGCACGTCGCGCCGCTAACGACTGCGCTCAACGCCTCGAAAGCGTTGCCGCGTCGCATCTTCTCTTCACTCAGTTCATGAACGACCACGACCCCGTGCAGCGCGAGCTTGGCATCAAGCTCGGGCTCGCGTGGCGTCGCGTCGCAGACTATTCGGTCTTCTATACGGATCGCGGTTGGTCGAAGGGGATGCTGGACGCGCTCGACAGCGCGATCCGCGAGAACCGGGAGTTCCGCCTTCGTAGCATGGACGGCCCGGTGAAGCTGCCGAACCCGGTCCAACTTCCCCTCCATATCTATGAAGCCATCGAGCGCGCGGAGTCGTTCGCATGAGCGCGAAGCTGTTCGACGACAACGCTCTCACTCGCGCCTATCTCGCCCTGGCTGATGGCGACAGCGCCATCTCGCGCCGCTTCCTCGCATCCGTCGATACCGCGTTCGCGCAGGAGATCGACGGCCTGATCCGCGCCGGCCTCCATGACGACGCGGTCCAACGCCTGCGCGTCTACCTCAATCCCAAGTTCAAGACGGCCGAAGAGTGCGCGCAGCACGTCGGCGAGCCGTTCCATTTCGTCAACTCATAAGGGGACTATCGTGAAGCTGAAGATCACGCAGGACATCTTGTCCGATCTGGTAATGCGCGGCGCATCGAGCGCAGCGAAGAACTCGCCGTCGCACATCGTCAACAACGCGCGTCTCGTAGCCGAAGGCGGCAACCTGCTCGTCGCATCGACCGACTTCGATATGATGGTCGAGGCGTCTGGCCCGGCCGACATCGAGCGCGAAGGTGCGATCACCGTCGATGCAGCGCGTCTGAAGATGGTCGTTGAACGCCTGCCGAAGGGCGCGGCGATCAAGATCGAACTCAACGAAGAGAAGGCCGAACTGATCTTGCAGTGCGGTCGCTCGCGCACCGTCTTCCCGACGCTGGCGGCTTCGGACTTCCCGGCGCGTGATGCCTCGCAGGTCAAGGGCGCCGAGTTTGAACTGGCCGGCTCGGATTTGGTCAAGCTGTTCGGTCACACCGCGCAGTCGTTGTCGTCGGTCGCGTTGTCACCGATGGCCGGCGTCTTCCTGCATGTGCGTGAAGGCGCGAACCGTCCGTTGCTAGCCGCCGTTGGCACGTCCGGCCACATCCTTTTTATGGCGACCGTTGGCTTGCCCGAGGGCGCAGAGAACATGCCCCGCAGCGGCGAGCAGGCCCCCGGTGTGATCTTGTCGGCCGAGACCGTCGCCGCCGTGCTGCGTCTCTTCCGCAGCGCCGACGTGGTCAGCGTTCGCGTCGATGCCAGTTCGATTGTCTTCACCACCGAGAACATCATGTTCTGTTCGTCGATGCTGGTAGGCACCTATCCGAACTACAATGCGCTGGTGTCGTCCCCGGCGAAGACGCGCGTGCTCGTTGATCGTGCGCGCGCTGCGAACACCGTCGCGTTGCTTGAGACCTTTGCCTCGAAGGAATTGGGCCACCGTCTTCAGTGCGGCCACGCGGATGAAGGTCTCGTCGTCGCGGTCGCTGGTCAGGTCGGCAACGGCGTGGACGTGATCGAGGCAGAGATCGACGGCAAGGTTGAGACCTTCGGCATCAACGGCCAGTTCATGAAGATGATGCTCAACTCGTTTAAGTCGAGTGCCATCGTTCTGCATCCCGATCCTGCCGGGCAGAAGAACCGTCGCATCATGTTCCTTGCTGAAGACGAGCCCGATTTGGTCGGCGTCATCGCAACGATGAACATCAGCACCGAAATGGTGGAGACGCCGAAGCATGGCTGATCGTCGCCGCAATCGCGTCGCTCGACGCACGGTGACGATGCCTGAGCGAGTCGGGCCGCATGTGAAGCTTGTCTTCGCAGAGATGGCCCGGCTTGGCGTCACCTATGACGAGACCGAGGATGGTTCTGGCGTCCGCCGCGCAACTATCAAGGCGTGGCGGAAGAAGAATGCTCCCGGTCTCGAAAGCCTCGAAGCCGTCTACGGCTGGCTCGGATGGGACATGGTCGCGGTGCCTCGCGCCAAGACGCTCCCGCCGGCAGTCTTGGACGAGCTTCGGCCCATCGCCGAGAAGCTGAAGCTCACGATGCCGCAGACGATCTGCGCGCTGATCGAGATCGTCACGAACATCCACGAACGGTTTCCGTTCCTTCGCGATCCGGCCTCAACCCGGCCGGTCGTGTTCAAGGCGAAGCGCAAGCCGCTCCCGCCGATCCACCCTGATCAGAACGCACTCTTGATGGATGCACCGACCCATGTCGCTCATTGATCCTACCACGAAGCAAATGATCGCCGCGACGGAAACGCGCCGCGCAAACAACGTCGATCAGGTCGTGATGGCCTTGCTCGATGCGCGGTTCAACTGCCGCGAGATCACGCCGCGCCTCGACGCCGTGCTGGCGGCGCTCAACATCAAGGCCGCGTGATGTCTAAGAAGCGCATCGATTTCTGGATGTCACAGGCCGCTTTGGCGGCTACGCAGAGCAAGGATCGCAGCCGCAAGGTCGGCTGCGTGATTGTTGACGAGCGTCACGGCGTCATCGTCTCGACGGGCTGGAACGGATTCGCTCGCGGCGTGCGAGACGATGTTGAGATGCGGTATTACAAGCCGCTGAAGTATCAATGGACCGAGCACGCAGAGCGCAACGCTATCTATAACGCCGCGCGTCGCGGGACGAGCACCGATGGCTGCTCGATCTATCTGCCGTGGTTCCCTTGCTGCGACTGCGCCAGGGCAATCATCCAATCGGGCATCACGACCATTCACTGCGTCGCTTCCGATCCGAGCGACGGGCAATGGCACGAGGACATGACGACTGCGTGCATCATGCTCGTCGAGGCCGGCGTGAAGATCGTTGAAGTCGAAGGGCGCGAAGCTCCGAAGGCTGCGACGTGAATGTGGCTGTATCTCCCCTCAACATCCTCTCCCTCTGCACTGGCGGCGGCGGACTCGATCTCGGAGTCCAGTTGGCAGTGCCAAGTGCTCGCAGCGTCGTGTGTGTCGAGAGGGAAGCACACGCCGTCGCGAACTTGGTCGCAGCGATGCAGCAGGGCCTATTACATGAGGCTGCTATTTGGAGCGATGTGTCATCCTTCGCAGGCCGACCGTGGCGTGGCCTTGTGGATGGTCTCATTGGCGGCATCCCGTGCCAGCCGCACTCCGTCGCCGGACTCCGGCTCGGCGAAGACGACGAACGTGACCTTTGGTCGGCAACGCGCCGGATCATCGTCCAAGCGCGCCCGTGGTTCTTCTTCATCGAGAACGTCGGCGGCTTCGTCACGTCCGGCGGACTGGAACGGGTCTGGCGAGATGTTCGTCGCCTTGGTTACGAGCCTGAGATTGGACTTTTCACTGCGTCAGAAGTTGGCGCGAGCCACCGTCGCGAGCGGTGCTTCATCCTCTGTGTGGCCGACGCCGGCAGCACGGGATTGGAAGGGCACGAATGGCGAAGCGCACATGGAGAATGGCTCGGGACGACTTCACTTGGATCAGCTTCCGAACTTCGTCGAGCACCTTTGGTACACGCCCAGCGTACCGAACGGCGGACGCGCGTTGAACGACAACACGTCGCCGACCGGGACGCAGGCGGACGGGACGAAGCGCCAGATCGGATTGGAAAATCAGGTGCGTCGCTGGCACGCAAGCGCACCGGCATCGAACGACAACGATCCGCTGCATTGGCCGACTCCGACCTCGCTCAGCTTCTCGGAGAGCCATCAGCCCGGCAACTCGCGCAGCTACAACATCACGATGGACTTGGCATCTTCGCTCCGGGGCCGTCTGACCTCGCAGGGTGGGAGCGAGCCCTTGAAGTTGCGCCGCACCTTGAACCCGCAGTTTGTCGAATGGCTGATGGGGTGGCCGCACGGATGGACCTGTCTGGCCCTCACGCCGCTCGAATTGAGAGACTCCGATTACTCGGCAATGGCGTTGTCCCGCTGGAAGCAGCGTATGCGCTCCGCACTCTTTCAACTCGCCTCGCCCGCCGATCCCGTCGTGCAGAACAGCTTGTTCGGCTGATGCACGACTAACCAATCATCGCCGCAGTGGCGTTGAGACTACCACCACTAACAGAGGACACTATGAAGTACATTCCCACTTATCTCTTTGCCTTGGTCGGCGTCGTGCTGACGTGCGGCACGTTTGGCTTTGTCGCGCCGAAGCTGCTTTCCGCAAAGCGCGATGATTTCGTTGCGCTCGGACTCACTTCGGTCTTCATGCTGCCGATCATTTTGCTCGTCCTGGCTCGCATGTGGAATCGCAGCAAGGATGGCAAGCGAGTGAAGCGCGTGCTGAAGAACGTCGTGCCGATCCTGATGCTCGGTGTCATGCTCGGCGCGTGCTCGAAGGTCCCGGCCGGCAATGTCGGCGTGATCGTTGACCTGTACGGCAGCGACAAGGGCGTGAGCGAGAAGATCGTCGGCGTCGGCAAGTATTGGGTCGGCTGGTCGGAAGAACTGTATGTCTATCCGACGTTCACGCAGACCGACACTTGGGTCCGCAAGTCGGAGAAGGACATCGGGCAGGCGATCTCGTTCCAGACCGGCAAGGATGGCATGGTCATGGATGCAGACTTCGGCATCACCTTCCGCGTTGATCCTGACAAGGTCTCGAAGCTCTACCAGACCTATCGCAAGGGCATCGAAGAGATCAGCGACATCTATCTGCGCAACATGGTGCGTGACGCCGTGAACGAGAAGGCGTCGGAGATGTCGGCCGACGATGCCTACGGCAAGCGAAAGAATGACCTTGTCGATTATGTCGAGGCATCGGTCGCCAAGGAAGTCGCGCCGAAGGGGATCATCGTCGAGAAGGTCTATCTGATCGGCGAGGTCCGGTTGCCCGAGCAGTACCGCAAGGCCATCAACGACAAGAACAACGCGTTTCAGGTGACGTTGCAGCGCGAGCAGGAGATCACGCAGGCGAAGAACGAAGCTGACAAGCGGATCGCTGAAGCGCGCGGCTTTGCCGAGAGCACCTTGTTGAAGGCGAAGGCCGAAGCGGAGTCGAACCGGCTGGTCGCCGCGAGCATCACGCCCGAGCTTGTGAAGTACCGGGCGCTCGACAAGTGGAAGGGCGATCTGCCGCGCGTGACTGGCGGCGCTGTGCCCTTTATCAGTCTGCCCGAAGAGAAGTAAGCTGCTATGAGTGATGCCCGCAACGATCTCCCGCTTATGCTCACGCGGCAACAAGCCGCTGATCTTTGCGGGCTCACTTACAGCGGCTTCGGGCAGTGGATGGCTAAGGGAAAAGTTCCTAAAGCCATCCCCGGCACGCGACGTTGGATGACATCGGATTTACTGCTTGCGATCCAAGCGTTGTCCGGTGTAAAACCGGACAATCAGGCGGCGACGCATGATAATGACAACTCGCCAAAGGCGCTATTAGATCGGTGGCTCAGGGACTCTGGCTATGAAGGTGCAGCTTAGACTCAAGGGGCTACACAGCAGCAAGTCCGCTCGAAAGAGCGAAGAGCCGATCTATTATTTCTACGCATGGCGCGGCGGTCCTCGCTGCAATTATCCAGACGGCACACCAATCCTCGACAAGACCGACCCGGCGATGGCGCTGGCCTATGCCAAGGCGCACGAAGACTTGAAGAAGCGCCCGGTCGGCGACATCAACTCGCTGATCGACGCCTTCCTGATCGCGAACGAGTTCACTAAGCTTTCCGATAGCAGCAAGCGCAGCTACCGCCGGCATCTGGACCGCATACGAAAGAAGTTCGGGACGCTGCCAATGGGCGCGCTCGAAGCCCCTCAGATACGCGGCCTCATGAAAGACTGGCGAGACGAGATCGCCGCCGCATCGGGCGACCGCACGGCCGACTACATCTGGACTGTGATGGCGCGCGTGTTCTCCGTCGCGAAGGATCGCGGCAAGATCAAAACCAATCCATGCGAGCGAGGCGGACGCCTCTATGACGGCGAGCGCAGCGATAAGGTGTGGACTGAAGAAGACGAGGCAAAGTGGTATGCGAAGGCGCTATCTCACATGCACCTTCCGATCCTCATGGCGCTTTGGACCGGCCAGCGTGAAGCCGACATTCTGAAGATGTCTTGGACGCAGTATGACGGCAACTACATTCGCCTTGAGCAGCAGAAGGGTAGGAAGGGCAAGAAGCGCCGTCTAGTCATTCCATGCGGCCAGCCGCTTCGTGCTGCGCTCGACGCGCTGAAGGCGAGCCTCATGGCCGAGAACGGCGGCGTGCAGCCGGACGGCATCATTTGCAAAACGATGCGCGCTCACAATCCAGAACGCAGGTTCACTGAGGATGGCTTCCGCTCTTCGTTTGACCGCAACAAGATTCGCGCCGGCATTGGCGATCTGACGTTCCACGACACGCGCGGTACGGCGGTCACTCGTCTCGCATTGGCGGGTTGCGAAATTCCAGAGATCGCGACGATCACCGGCCACTCGTTGAAGACCGTCCAAGAAATTCTCGACAAGCACTATCTGAATCGCGACGTTCGGATGGCAGAGAGCGCGATCATGAAGTTGGAAGTGAGCAAGGGCATCGTGAGGGTGTCTTCGTTCAAAGTTGTAGCAGGAGGCAAGGTCTAAGGATGTTCAAAGGCGCATCACAAAACATGCAGCGACAGATCACGACGCTCGGCAAGGCCGCGAAGGCTGACCGGCTGCGAAAGGTCGAGGCGGCGGGCGAGGGGACGAAGTCGAGGGCGATGCTCGGCAAGCTGAAGAACTTGCGCGACGGCGAGGAAGCGCGCGCTGCCAATCTGGCTTTGAAGGCGAAGCTTCGCGCTGATGCCGTTGACCCAGCCAAGGCGTCAAATCGCGCCAAGAAGATCGTGGCTAAGCAGACGAAACGGATGGCCAGCGTCATCGTTGAGATCAAGGGGAAGACGAAATGAGTGACCTGAACATTTTTGCTGAAGTCCTGCGGTCGCGCGGCCGAAGCAATAGCCTGCACGATGTCAACCGTGCCGCCGATCTGATCGACCAACTCGACGCCACCAAACGGGCGCTCGCCCTTGCCGTTGACATGCTCGCGCCCCATGAGCCGGGCGACAGCCGGGCGGTGTCCGCGTATTTCGTCGCCCTGGCTGCGGTGTCGGTCGGTGACACTAGCCCCGAGGTCATGCAGATCATCGACCTGCCGCGTTCGGCTGACTTCTGGCCGACGCCGGTTCCCGTCGAGATCGAGATCACCGTGTCATGAGCGAGAAGAAGCCCCGCTGGCAGAGAATCTTGGACCTTGAGGCGCAGGCCAGAGGTCTCGCCGCGCCTCAGTATGAGCCGCCGCCACAGTTTGACCCGACGCGCCTGTTGCCGGAATCTCAGGGCGAAAGACAGGCTAGGAACGGGCGCGTGGTCCGCAATGGCGCTGGCGTGATCCTGCTCGCCATAGGGGTAGGGCTGGCATTTCCGGGGCTGGTCATCCTGTGGTTGGCCTTCAAAATCTTTCACTGACTTCACGAAGCCGGTGATCACCGCATAGCGGTCGGTGCCGCACATAATGCCAAGGGAAGGGGGTCTGGTTAGACCCCTTTTCTGTGTGTAAAGCGGGGTAGAAGTGCAGCAAAACAGATGCGGACAGAGACAGTTGTGTGTTTCTAAGTCCCTGATCTGACAGCTAAAGCACCTGACTCTTAATCACCGGGTCCTAGGTTCGAGCCCTAGTGCGCCCACCAAATTAAGCCCAAAATTTCAATCACTTAGACAAAGCCCCGCAGATTTTGCATGGCCCATTTTGGGTCTGTGTGTGATTTGTGTGTAAAAAATCGCGAGATTTGTTCGCGAGATGTCTCAACGGAACCTCTCAAAATCAGTCGTGGTATGCCACCAAACCCGGAACTGGAACCGGCGTTTCGTCTTGAGTCTGCATGTTCTGGACAGTCAGTTTTGCGTCGCCAGTACCGCTGCCTGATGGGGGTGAATTGCGCACCCTCGCAGACGCGCGTGCATTCATCCTGAAGCTTCCCAAGCCCGAGCAGGCAACCCCGGCATGGCAGAACGCCGCTCACGCGGTCTTAGTTGCCGGCGAGCATGGGACCATCGACTTCGCGCGGATCGGCATGATGCAGGCACTCCATCCGAAGGGGGAGCCGGTCTATCATTCCCGCTCGAAAGACCCGGTTTGGCGCAACCGCCATAAACTTGTCAGGGATCGTTAGCGGCCTCTCGCGGCATTCGCCGGGGGCGTAGGATCGGACGGCATGCTTAGCGCAACGAGGTTCGGTCGCCGCGTGACGCAACTCGAGTCTCGGCACGGCCGACAGAAGAGCGCCTTGGCGAGCGTATGGATCGGCCGGTCTCGCGGCCACACGACATCGAGCAGGTTCACACGGTCGCGATGCCCGCAAGAGCGGCATTCAACTTCGAGCATGGTGCAGCCGGCATCGATCGCGTGGCCGATAATGGGTGACGGCGCGGCCTCGCCGCCGATGAACTGCCGAGCGTTCCATTCCTCGCATCCCAAGCGATGCGCGGTCAGATAGGCGGCGTTCGTCTGCCGGACCAAATCGGCATGCAGGCGCTCGGTGCGCGCGAGTTCGCGGGCGTAGTGCTTGCGGTCGCCGCCCGACAGCGGCATGCGGATGATCCGAGGGGACATCCATCCAGTCTATCGCCGACAACGCGTCACGCCCAGCCGCTAGGCTTTGTGGACGCTGCCTGAGAGTCGGCTAAGGGTTGGTCTACTGTGCGGGTTGTCTGCGCTTCCACCCGGTCGGGGGCGGCGCGGCTTCGTGGACCTGCGCGAGCGTTTCAAGCCACGCTGCGACGCTGATTGGAATGTCCGCCTGTCCGTCGATCCAGCGCCGAACGATCCTGTCATCGCATTCGAGAATGGCGGCGAGACCCCGCTGCGTCCACCGCAGCGAGGCCAGTGCCGATCTAAGTCGGTCGGGGGTCATCAGCCCAGCAGCTTCATGAAGGCTGCGCCAGCGCCGAACAGAGCCGCCCCGGCGGCCATGCCGGTGATCGCCATCTGCCACGGGGCCAGCGCCCAATCGCGGGTGATCTTGCGGGTTTCGGCCGCGAACTTGCGGGTCTCTTCCTGCGTCTTCTCGATGCGGGCGATCTGCTCTTGCTGATCCATTGTCGTGATGTCCGTCATAGGGGTTTCCCTCACTATAGCCGGGGACTATCCGCTCGGCTATGTCCGCAATATGCGGACAAGACGCGGCGATGTCAACAACAAAAAACCCGCCGGGAAAATCCCAGCGGGTTGATCGGAGGGCCGTCGCCCGGCGCGCTTTTCGCGGCTACCTCATTCTGTGATCCTGTGCTCTTGGGCAAGGGTTGCTGCGGGTCCGGCTAAGCCGTCTCGCGGTATATGCCCGGCGGGTACGAAGGCCGCTCAAGATGTCTATCAGGTCACGTTTCAATCGTCGCTCTTTGAGTGGTTTCCAATGATCAGGCGGTTACAGCATCATGGTGTGGCCTCCGTTGGATAGAACCGCTAAGCAGCGAGTGACACCAACCTAACTGATCGGAGGATTTTGACGTGTCCATTCGAGTAACCCTTTGCGCTGCTTTTCTGACTGCCGGCATCGGTGCCGCGAGCGCCCAAATGCCGAAGATGGATTTGAGTAATTCCGACCTGGCTCCGCAGAAGGGGCGCGTGGGGATCAAGGCGAAGAGCGGAACGCTCGGTCAGGACATGCTCGTCTGCCCCGAACCCGGCCTGCTCCGCATGGTCATCAAGGGGAAGGATCAAGATCGCGCTCAGACCTTGGCGGCGAACTCAGGCTGCTTTGATCTGAGTAAGGGAGACCACGTCGAGATCGCCGACCGGATGCCGCTTAACGACGAACCGGCCAGCCATCTTTGCGTCAAGTCGAAGCCGACGCAATCGAAGTGCGTGTGGATGCTCAATGTCGGCCTCAAGGCCGACTAGCTGCGCTTGCGCAGGACCGCCCAGCCGACAAGGATCGCGGCGAGGATGGCGAGCGAAAAGATGAGGGTGTCCGCACGCAGGGACACCATGAACCAATAGGCCGCGCCGCAGATCAGCCCGATCACGATGATCAGGCCGATCACGAACGCCTTCAGGAAGGCCACGATGTTGATGCTCATGCCGCCATGCTCGGAGGCATCGAGCTTGCCACGCGCGGAAACGGGGCCGGCGTTTCCAGCTTGATCTCGCACCGCTCGCGAACGCCCCACGTCTCATGAATGAGGAAGAGCCACTGTTGCGCCGGCTCGATCTTCGCTCGCAGGCCGTTGCCGTACTCGCTGTAGCCGGGGAACGCGCCATTCGAGAACACGTTGCCGGGGTTGCCCGAGTGGTGATAGTGGCCGTGCATAATGATGTCCGGCTTGCGGCCGGCGCTCGCTTGTTGAGCCTCGACCTTCTTGGTTCCGCGCACGATGGGCAGCATCGGGCCAGCGAAGCCCTGACCACCGCCCGTTCCCATCTTGTCGCCGTGCGTCAGGAAGGCCGTGTAGCCGAGCACAGGGATCACAGCATCGGTAGCCACGGTGATCTGGAACGTAACCCGCTCGTCATCCTGAAACGCGTCAGCGACCATCTGTGCGATCAGCGTGTCATACGAGAGCTTCGAATAGAGCTTCGCAGTCGGCTTGAACGTGGTGCGCGCGTGGTTGCCGGGGACCGACGTAACGTGGATGCGGCGGTAGACCTTCAGCAGCAACTTGATGCCGGCGACGATGATCTTCACCGCCATGCGGACCTGCTCATGCGCGGTCAGCCCGTTCGTGATTCGAAGCTCTTCGTGGATGTCACCCGAAACCAGATCGCCGCCGAGATTGAGCAGAAGCCCTTCGAGCTTCGTGTCGGATGCCCAGCGCGGCCCGATCTCGCACGCGGCGTTGAAGAACCGCTTGGCGCGCTGTTCGGCGATCTGCGGATTGAAGGCGTTGAGGCCGAGCAGTTCGTCAGGATCGACAACCTCGCCCATGTGCAGGTCGGTGAAGAGCATCGACATGACCGAGCGATTGCGCCGGCCGGTCGTTGCCTTCAGCAGCCATTCCGGCTTCGGGATGTCGAGCGAGCGGATGCCGCCAACCTCTTCGAGCAGCTTTTCAATATGCGCCAGTTCCTTCTCGGCAGCATTGAAGCGCGTGCGCCAGTATTGGCTATCGTGCGCTTCGCGGCGCGAGACCGGCGGCGGGACGTTGTCGTTGGCCGGCTTCACGAACAAGTCCCAATTGGGCAGGAAGCTCTTCTGATCGCGTGACGCTGCGGTCTCTTGCTTGCGCAGCCAGTCGGCGAGCACGTCCTTGTTGAGCTTCAGCCGGCGCGTTGCTTCGCGTACAGCCGAGCCCTTGCCGCCACTCTGACGCCAAGGCGCGAAGCCCTCGCGCAGACACGCCTCGATCTCGGTCTTGTATTGCTTATCGTTACTCATGATGCCTTCCCATTCTGAAGCATGAACTGATCGAAGCGCGCGCCGATGCGGTCGAGGGCCGTGACCAGCCGCCCTTCGAGACGATTGATCAACTCGACCGACGCGTATTCCTGCGCGACCTTCTCGCGGTACAGCGCGAACTCGCGCTCAAGCTCGGCCGACAGCCGAAGTGCTTCGGACGCGGCAAGCTTTGCCTCGTTGGCGATTGCCTGACCGGCCTTGGCAGATGCTTCATTCTTGGCGTGCTGGACCGCGTTGCGGATCAGCAGACCGACCATCGCGCCGGCCACGGTCATGCCGACACCAACGAGCCATTCGGGGATAGTAATCATTGGCCGGCAGCTTTCAGGCGCACGTTACGCACGTTACGGCGGGAGAGTCGGAGGCGCTTGTTCGCTTCGATGCGAGCAGCCTTTTCCTTCTGATACGCGACCTTGGCGTGGTCGCCGACCTTCACCGTGGACTCCACTTCGTCCATGACCAGCGTGGACTCATGCGGCACAGTGAAGGTCGGAGCGGGGCGTGCCGGCTCAGTGGTCTTGCACGCCGAAAGCGAGATCATCAGGAGTGATCCGACAGTCGTCACCTTGAGCAGGCGGAAGGCCCTTTGCATATTCATCGATCTTGTCCTGTGCGGTCTTGGCGCGTTGCGCCGCTTCGTCTCGTTGTCCCTGCATGATCTCGTTTGCTTCGATCATGTTATTCAGTGACTTGGTTTGCGACCTGATCACGGTGCCAGCGACCACGACGGCATCCTTCAATCGCTTGATCTCGGCTCGCCCATCGGCGATGCGAAAGCCTACGCAGAACGCCTGCATCGAGAGGAAGACGTAAACGAGGATCGCAGCGGCGGTCGTGTAGGGCTCGAAGACCTTGAGCTTGCTGATGATCGGGAAGTGCGCGACCACCGTGCAGACGACGACCAGTGCAGCCAGGGCGAGGATAACCGTGTAGGAAGTGGCGACCTGCCAGAACAGGTCGCCAAGCCCGAGCTTGTCATTGAGGTCGGCGAAGAACTTCGCGATCATTCCCGCTCGCTCCAAATCCAGATGGCAAGACCAATGACGGCGATAGCGCCGACGACGGCGATCACCTTCCAGTCAACGCCGGACAGCGAGGACAGGGACAAGCCGCCGAAGATGCCGGTGCCTGCCGCGATCTTTCCCTTGATGAATTGCTTCACCTTGGCGAACGCACCGATATGACTTTCGTCGGACTTCTCGTTGCGATGATCTTCATCGAACTTTTCGCCGGACTCGTCGGTATCGGTGCGTTCGCCATCCTCCGACTGCGCTTCGGTCATGAAGCCCAGCGGAACGCCACCGCTCGACCCGAGCGCAGCGGCGCGCAGCTTGTCGAGCGGGTAGGTCGGGTTGGTGTCGATCTTGCGGCCCGGCGAGATCATCCAATGAGTCAGGATGTCCTCGATCCGGTATTCGACGCACAGTGCCGTGCAGAGCCGCTTCACGGTCTCGATCTGCTCGGACGTGTATTCCAGCCAATAGCCGGCACCGTGCGCCGAAGTCTTTGCGTAGCTGACCTTCAGCGACGGATTCTTGTTCGTGTCGATGGTAACGATGTCGTTCTTGTAGACACCTTCCGACACCTTCTGAAGCTTGCCGGGGTTGTCGATCTCGATGCCGACCGCGTAGCTGTTCAGGAACTTGAGTCCCTTCCACTGCGACTGACCGGCGTGCCATGCAACAACGTTGAACGGCACAAGCTGCGTGACCTTGCCCTCGCGGCTGACGACGACATGCGCCGAGACCTTGCTGGCCTTGTCAGTCAGCCACGCAATGTCGCCGTCGTCCTTCAGGCCGGACGCGGTGTCGTGGATCACGATGTATCGCGGCTTCAGGGAGCCGCCGATGTTCGGGCTGCGCTTGAAGGGAAGGGCTACGCCGTTGCAGTAGCCGATGCCCTTCTTGATGGTGAACTCTTCGTATCGCACGACACTCTCCAAATTCCGTTGGAGAGTATTGTCGCTATACGTTCCGCTTTGTCGGGACCATTTGAGTAGCCGCTACTCGCCGCCACCGCCCCAAGAGTCGTCGTCGCCTTCGCCACCTTGCTCACAAGAGATGCGCGTCGAGAGACCGTTGCTATTCAACGTGTGCGTCGCCGACTTGATAGTGTACGCGTCATCGACATCGGGATCGAACCCCTGTGCCGCAGCGCCAGCGCCCGCGAAGACTTCCGTGCGACCCGGCATACTGCCACCGAGGACCTTGCCACCGCGAGCAAGCGACGACTTCGTGGCGTTGGCCTGCGACTCGGCTTCTTCCTTCGTCTTGAAAAGCTTGCGCACGCGATGCGTCGGCCCCTTCTTGCCGCCACCGCCACCGCCACCGCCACCGCCAGCGCCAGAGTTCTTAACCCATTCGCGCTCGCCCTTCTTGACGTTGTGGTATGCCGCCTCGACAGCAGAGTATTCGCCGCGCGTCGAGCCCGTGCAATCCCAATCGGTCATCCCTTCCTCAGTCAGGATGAAGGTCGGCGCGTTGCCGCCACCGGGAAGCTGGCCCGAGCCCGCCTTGTTATAGATGATCTTCTCGTCAGCGAGCTTGAAGTTTGCGCCAACACGGCCGGCGAGACGCGTCAGGAAGTTGATGTCTGACTCATTCGACTGATCAATGTGGCCGATCTTCTGTGAGGCAACGCTGCCATCAACGACCGCGCTCAAGCCATGCTTGCCGGCGATCTTGTTGACGATCTCGCCGACCGTCGTCTCATGGTAGCTGCGCGACTTCGGAGCCTTGATATCCGTCGTCAGGCCAGCCGCCTTTGCCGAGACGGTCATCGTCTTCGGCCGACCCTTCTTCGTCCACGACTCGATCAGGAACGTGCCCATGTAGTTGACGCCCGTCTCGGCGTAGCCGAGCCAGACCTGCAACTTGGAACCCTTGCCGGGCGAGGGGATGTATTCGCGGGCATCGAGCTCCAATTGACAGGAGTCAGACTTCTTGCCCTCGTTGTCCTGGATCGTGATCGAGAGTAGCGCGCCCTTGCCGAAACCCATCGCGTTCACAGCGACGCCACCGCCAAGCAGAGGCATGCCGAAGGGCGCCGGGATCAGGTTCGCGGTGATGTCGATGCCATCCATCACAATGCGGCATGCAGGCTTCACGACCAAATCCTCGCGGCGACGTTTGCCTTCTTCTTCGTCCAAGCAGGGATGTTAATCACGATGCCAGCGGGCAGGGACGTGCCCTTCGCGGCGAGGCCGGGGTTGGCAACAAGGATTGCTTCCGTCGCGCCCTTGGTCTCGCCAGAGCGATTCCATGCGATCAGATCAACCGTGTCGCCTTCAATAGTCGTGTACTCATCCATTAGCCGTAAGCCCCAAGCTCAATCGTGAACTCAATCTTCTTCGGAGCGCCGTCCTGCATGAAGACGCTCTGATCGTCCGTGACCTTCTCGATGCAGTAGAGCCCGAGATATCGGCCGTAGCCGGTGACGAGTTGCAGCGGACTACCGAGACCGGCTTGCGCGATCATCTGGTCGATCTGGCGCAGGCCGCCGGCATAGTGCGGATAGATCACGCCCTCGATCGAGACCGTGCATTCACCGGGGCCAACGAACTGCTTGGCCGGGGCCATGCCGATGCGCTCCTGCGCCGGCCAGCGCCAAGAGGTCGCGCGCTTGAACGTCTGGAAAGCGCCATCGGAGACCGAGAAGCGGTAGTTGCCGAGCGCGAGAAGAACAGAGCTTTGCATGATCAATCACTCAAGAGTCCGCGCTGCTCGTTTTCCATACGAGCGAACACGCGATAGACGGCGGCTTCGGCGGCCTGACCCACGGCATGCGGGTCGCCACCATCAACCTTCACGGTGACGTGCGCGGTCTGGCTGCGCGGTCCCGCCGCCGGGGACTTATCGCGAGCCGCCACAACGCCGGCACCGCTGGCGGTCAGGGCGCGCAGTCGATTGTTCGTCTCGATACGGCCGGTCGCGCCGGGCACGAACAGTTCGGGGCCGCGCTCGCCAACGAGGTACGGCATACCGCCGTTCACGGGACCGCCAAGCGCGCGAGCGCCGATGGGGGCGGGCGTCGAGTATCGCGGGCCGGCGCGCGTGCGAGGCGACGACAGCGCGTTGCCAATGGCGCTACCGAGATTGCCGGCGAACTCGATTGCCGACTTGATGCCGCCAATGAGCGCGTTGATCGCGCCGAGAATCTTGTTGACGCCCTCCGCAGCAATGCCGCCGACAGACTCGCCCCATTCCTTCCACTTCGCAGTGCTCGCATCCAGCGGGCCGACCAAGTCGCCGATCCACTTCACGACCGAGCTAAGCCCGTCGCCGAGCTTCTTGACGCTATCGCCAGCCGGGCCGAGCCCCTTCATGAAACCGTCGCCGAAGCCGGCGAAGAACGACTTCACGCCATCCCAATTGTTGTAGACCCATACGCCAAGAGCGGTCAGAGCCGTGACCATTGCAGCGATGATCACACCGACCGGATTGGCCACGATCAGCATGAGGGCACCTCCAATGCCGCGCAGGATCGTCAGCGGGAAGCGCAGAAGCGACTTGCCGAACGCAAGAAGGCTCGCACCCATCGCAGCCATAACCAAGCGTGCGCCGCCGGGAACGGCGAGCAGGGCCATTGCGGTGCCGATGAGCCGCAGGCGTCCGCCGAGCGCGAGCGCCGCCAAGCCGGCTCCCCAAAGGCCGCGCGACAGGCCGACGATTGCAAGTGCCATCCACTTCACGGGCGTCAGCGCCAAGATCAGCGCACGGGACATCAGCACAGCGCCTCGTGCGACCGCCCCGAGCGCGAACGCCAGCGGCCCGGCAGCAGCCGCAGCCAGGGCGAGATAGATGCCCGTCTTCAGCAACGCCGGATTGGCGACCGCCATTTGAGCGAACTGCTTCTGAAGCCATTCCATACCCTTCATCAAGTCGGGAAGGACGAGCGCCATCAACGTCATCTTGAACTTGGTGAACGCCGCATCGAGCCGAGTGATCGTCGCCGGCAGGCCAACGAACAGGCGCGAGAACGTTTTCTCGGAATAGCCATTCGAGTTGGTGCGCACGTCCTTCAAGATCGCGTCGAGGTCTTGCATCATGCCGATGATCATCTTCACCGACTGCCGACCCTCGAAGATTTGCGCGAGTTCGGTCTGCGTTGCACCCGCCTTCTTCAGGTCGATCAGCAGCTTCGGCAAGTCGATCTTGCCGCCAGCCAGCGTGAAGCTTTCGTCAACCGCCTCCATGATCTTGTCGCGATCCGCCGCTGCGCCGCCCATTTTCTCAGCGATGGCATCGAACAGCGCCTTGCGCTGCGCGGTATGGCCATTCTTCTTCAGCGCATTGGTCACGACCTTCTCGGGCAGGTCATAACCCTGCGCTGCGAGACCGCCATTGATGCCCTTGGCATCGACCTTGCCGCCGCCGACATAATCCTCATACTTCAGGCCAAGTCGCTGCATGGCCGAGAAGCCACCCTTGGTCGGCTTGATCAGCTTCACATAGGCCGAACGCAGCGAGACGCCCGATTCCGAGTTGAGCACGCCGCCCTTCGCCATTGCGATGATCAGCGCGTTCGTCTGCTCAACGTCCTGACCGGCTGCGGAAGCCGCAGCACCGACATAGCGGAATGATTGCGCCATGTCCTTCGTGCTCGCACTGGTCTTCATCGCGCCGTAGACAAGCGCGTCAGTGATGCGCTTCGTGCTCGCGGCAGCTTCTTCAGTCTTCTCCATGCCCAAGCGGTATTGAACGGCGAGCTTCGAGACGTAGCCGCCGAGTTCAGCGCCGCTCATGTCGTCAGCCGTAGCCGCACCCTGAAGGACGGTCTCGATGGAGCCTTTTGCGGCGGGCACCTTGAAGCCGGCCTTCAACAGTTCGTTGAAGGTCTTCAGGATGTCGGTCGCCTTGCCGTACTTGAAAGACAGTTCATCAGCCTGATCGCTGACTTCCTTGAGAGCCTTTTTGCGCTCAGCTTCTTGTTCGGGCTTGAACTCGTCGAGGCCGACAGCATCCACGACGTTCAATGCCTTGGCGCGCTCGTTGGCTTCCTTGATAAGACTGACCGACATCAAGCCAACCGGCGCGGTCACGGCCATGGTGGAGCGCGCGCCGACGCGCTGCATCTTCTCCATCCGCTTCGAGGTCGCAGAGAGTTGCTTATTGATGTTCTGGAACGGTACGGCGAATTGCTTGCTGGCTGCGGCTACGGAAGCCGCAAGTCCATTGACCTGCGACTTCGCCTGCGCGACAGCGGCACCGAGACTGGCGTTGACCTTGCCTCCGATGTTGACGAGAACGGAGAACTGCGACGCCATCTCTACTAGCCCTTGGCCTGTGCCTTGTTGATTTCGGCTTGAAGCGACACCGCCGCCTCAAGCCAGTCGAAGAACTCGTCGAGGAACATTTCCTCGCACTCACTGATAGAAACGCCGCCTTTAGTGAGGCGGATCAGGGTCAGGATCGCCTTGCGAAGTTCGCTTAGCTCAACTGACCCCCACGAAAAGCCTCAAGCTGCGCGCCGAGAGCGGCGGCGTCGATCTCGTCCAACTCTTCGATCACGGCCGGGGCCACGTCGCACAGATTGGCGAGCAACAGAATGCCCTTGCTCATGTCGTCGCCGCCCTGCTTGGCAACGATCTTGGAGTCCTTCGTCTTAGGACGGCGCATGGTCAGCGACGCATACTTGATGGCGTCCACTTCGACCGGATACCTCAGCGCCACAGCGGCGTGGGTCCGTTCGTCGAACTTGATGGTCGGCTTATTCTCAGCAGTCATGTTCAAGCTCCCGCTTGGTTGTGTAGTTGGAATGAGGGAAGACTAGCCCGTACTCTTGCGAGCAGAGGGGCTAGTCGGATCGCCTTACATGCCCATCGCGGCGCGCTGCGAGGCAAGCTGATCGACGCCACCGATGATACGGACGGTGTTCTGCGAGTCGATTTCGGTGACGACGCTTTCCGCGATCTGAATCTTGATGTAGCGCAAGCTGACCTCAAGCTCGTTCGTGGCCTTGTCGCCAGCCTTCCAAGAGCCCATCGTGGACTTCTTGAACAGGCCGTGCATCTCGACAAGCATCGGCACCGCCGCCTCGTTGTCGCGGACGAGCGCGCCGCGAAGCTGGATGCGGGCCACCGTGCCAATCAGACCCATCAGAGTCGGATTGTACTCGGCCATCGTGAGCTTCGCCTGCATGACCTCCATACCCATATCGAGTTCAATGGGAACGTCGGTGCCGCCGCCACGGTGCTCTTCCGTCTTGATTGCGATCTCGGGAAGCTCGGCTTCGTCAATGAGTCCGGCATAGCCGAACCCGTTGACGAAGGTGTTGTAGTTGCGAAGTACGCGCGGGATCATTCTCTTTCCCCGTTATGCGAAGAGGTTGCGGATGTAGTCGGCGGTGAGCGTGGACCGGAAGGTCACGCGTTCGGCCGGATACGTCGGGGTGAAGTCATACGAGAACGTCGCATGGCCTTCGGTGATGTCAGCCGCCGTGTTGAAGTCGGGATCGACCCAGCACGAACCGCCGAGGATTGCGCCCTGCGTCTTCATCTGACGCATGTACGCATTCACGGACGCAGTCACGTCGTCGAAGTAGTTCTTCGTGATCGAGCGATCCACGGCCCAGCGGTGTGCGCGCTGGATGGAGATGTCGATCATGTCCGTGGTGCGCGACACGCACAGGAAGGTGAACCGTTCGTCGATAGAGCAAGTGCGGTTGCCCCACAGGAACCAGCCGTTGTCACGAATGATCGTGGCGATGCGGTTCTCGTTGAGGATGTTCGCGCGGCTGTTCTTGTCGCCGTATGCGTAGTCGATGGGACGGGCGAGACCGCCGATGCCATTGATTTCGTGGTTCGACGGCGACTGCCAGAAGCCAGACTCGTTATCGACGCGCGAGATCAGGCCGGCGACGCGAGCCGAAGCGCGCTCGACGGCATACTGCTTGTCGGAGACCGACCAACCGGACACGGCCGGATCGACAACGAACACGCGGCGGGTGCCGTGGTCGCCACGATAAGCCAGGGCGGCAGCATCGTTGGTCGAGGGACCGTCCGCGATGATATGCGCCTTCATGCCATCGGCCAGCGCCTTCATTTCGCTGACCACCGGATTTGCCGAAGCGCCGGTCTGGATGGTCACGGTCGCGCCAGCGCCATCGCCAGCAATAGTGGCCGTGACCGGAGCGACGATGCCATAGCCGAGCGTGGTGAACTCAAGGCCAGAGACCTTGCCGTTCGTGATCAGGACCTTCGCCACAGGGAGCACCGCGCCCTGACCACCGCCGGCAAACGACACGGTCGCTGCGGTGTAGTTGGCTCCTGCCGCCGTCACGGTATGACCGGACACGCCAACGGGACGCTGATGCGTGAAGCCCGGTGCGCACAGGATCATCGGCGAGACGCCGGTCTCGGTTTCCGAAGCGCGGAAAGCATAGATGCCGGTGAACGCGCCAGTCTCGGCATCAACACCGCCGATGATCTTGGAAAGCTGGCCGTTCTCGGTCTCGTCATCCTCGACGCGCACGAGCACAATCAGAGCGCCGCCCTGATCGAAGATCGCGTCGATTGCGCGCGGCAGGGTGCCGGTCTTGCCGATCATCGCAGCCGCCTGACGACGGTTGACGAGGACAGGGGTATCCAAGGGGAAAGCTACGTCGTTAGCTTCGGGTGCCGTTCCGATCAGTCCGATGACGGACGAGCGAACGGTCTGGATCGGCCGGGGGCCGGAGTCTACGGTGACGGTCTCGACGCCGTGCAGAAAGTCGGTAAGGGACATTTGGTTCTCTCAATCCTCAGAAATTGGATTGAGAGAACCGTATGTGTAGTAGCGATCCCTGTCGGGACCGTTCCAGTATCTCTTAGCTGACCAACTGCTTCGCGCGGATCAGGATCGCATCGACCTGCGCAGGCGAAAGCTGCATCACGACGATGATCTTTTGCGTAAGCGTATCGGTTCGCTTGATCACCGTCGCCAAGTCCCATTCTTCCTGCGTATCGGCGTCGGCAGCAATGTGCGCCTTCACCTGCTCCCAAACACCCATCTCGACGAAGACGCGGCGCAGACCAAGCTTTGAGGCTTCGGTCGGAACGATGACGATGACCGGCGCGGCTGCAAGCGTGTTAGTCACGGGGTCATACATGAGCCCTTCGTAAGTGGCCTGCGGGTCTTCGAGGTCGCCGTCATAAATCTCAATGACGCGCCGTCCTTCAGGGAACAGCCGGCTCCCGTCAACGACGGCGATGCGGACGATCCAGTTGCCGTTCTCGTTGAAGCAAACGGCCTTCACGCTTTCATGCGAGAGGTCGCCGACGCGCTGGTAGTCATACCAATCGACGCCGTCGATGTCGCACTTGCAAAACACGATGTTTTGCGGAATGCCGACAGGCCACACTTCGGGAGTGTAAAGCGACCAAGTCCCGTGATCGACGATATTCATCAAGAAGCCCATCCTGCGGTGTACCAACCGCCGTTAATTGCGTACTGGACATATCGGTAGCGGTAGCCACCATTGTCTTCGACACCGAAGCGGCG